TGATTATCACTGGACTAGTGCTACAGCTACACCTAGAACTCTTCTAATCGGCGGTCGCTCGGACTTTGGGTCTTATGCGGGTTTGTTCTCTTTGTATTCTAGCCTTGGGTTGGGTTATTCTTCTGCTAGTGTCGGGACTCGAATTACCTTCTATGGTGAACCGGCATTGCCAGCTGCTCCAGCTACATTAGAGTTAAATGATGAGGATTATGAACAATTGGATTCTATAGAATCTGAAGAAAACTGGTTTTAATTAACCAATAAAAGGTTGCAGTCGTGAGTAAATCAGCAGTAACTCAGACAATGAGTCTAATGCAGGTTTGTTCAATTTGAATTCTAACAATGAGTTAGGTAATTCTAATGCTAATGTCAGGACACTGAAATACGTAAAAAAATTATAAACTGACAAAAAATCAAGGGCTGAACCTTACCTCTTGGTAAAATATGACATGCTTCTTAAGTGCATTGGTAGCGAAAGTGAAGATGCACGAAGGTATTTCAGAAAATATTATTTATGAAGAGATATAATAATTTATTCGATAAGATTGTTAGCTTAGACAATTTATATTTAGCAGATAAGAAAGCTAGAAGAAATAAATCTAATAGAAAAGATATCAAAGAGTTTGACTAGAATAAAGAAGAATCACTTAAAAAATTATAGCAGGATTTAATTAATGGTACATATAAAACTTCTGAATATAATACATTTATAATTAGAGAACCTAAAGAAAGATTAATATTCAGATTACCTTATTATCCAGATAGAATAGTACATCATGCTGTAATGAATATAATGGAACCTATATGGGTATCTATCTTTATTAAAGACACTTATAGCTGTATTAAACACAGAGGTATTCATGAAGCATTACATAATGTTAAAGAAGCTTTAAAAGATGTAGATAACACTACTTATTGTCTTAAGTTAGATATTAGAAAGTTCTATCCTAGTATAGATCATGAAGTATTAAAAAGCATAATAAGAAAGAAGATAAAAGATTGGAAGTTATTACAGCTATTAGATGAAATAATAGATTCAGCAGAAGGTGTGCCTATTGGTAATTACTTATCTTAGTTCTTCGCTAATCTATATCTTACTTACTTTGACCATTGGCTTAAAGAAGATAAATAGGTTAAATATTATTTCAGATATGCAGATGATATAGTAATATTGCATAATAATAAAGAATACCTATGGAGTTTATTTGAAGAAATGAAGTAGTATATAGCTACTTTAAAATTATCTTTTAAAGATAACTATCAGATATTTAAAGTGGAAGATAGAGGAATATCATTTGTAGGTTATGTAATAAGGCATGACTATACTTTAGTAAGGAAGAATATTAAGCGTAGTATGTGTAGGAAAGCTGCTAGATTAGGCAGAAAGAAACACATTACAGTAGAAGATTACAAACAAGAAATGTGTAGTCATATAGGATGGCTTAAACATTGTAATGGTATCAATCTATTAAAGAAGATATTACGCTATAAAGAGCTATTAGTTTATGCAAGAAGATTTTCAAAATAGAAACTTTAAATAAACCTTATCGTTATATAGTTATAATCTCAAACGGAATTTCGAGCCCTATCAGATTTTACTCCCCTTTTAATCTGTTAGGGCTTTATTTGATTTTTATTATCAGCTACTATCTATGAATTACCAACAATTAGGAGAACATACTATGTCAATATTTAAGAACATGTTCAGTAGTGCGGATAAATGCGTAGCTTCTGTTATAACTGGGCTACTTTCTATATTCGCGCCTGTATGGGTTCCTATCACTGCTGTCGGTATATTGATACTACTTGATGCTATCTATGGTTATAAAGTCTCTAAAAAATATGGGCATCCTAAGATTGAATCACATAAAGCATGGAAAACTATATGGAAGACTAGAGATGCAGCAGTAGCAATAACTAGTGCGTCAATAATAGATTAGCTGGTAGTAACCTCTATTAACCTGCATGCTGTAGAAATAGTAGCAGGAATGATAGCCTTAGTTGAGTTTTGGTCGTTACTAGAATCATTTAGCGACTTATATCCTAAATGGAAAATATGGAAAATCCTCAAAAAGGTTATAAAAGCAAAAGGAGAGAAATATTTAGATATATCATTAGATAAAGAATTACCAGATGATTCCAATACTAAAGTTGATAGTTAATTGGTTTACAAGGAATTTCAGAGCAGTCGCAGTAGGTTTAGTTAGTTTACTTATTGCGACTGTTTTTGTTTAGAACCATTAGCTACAGAAAAAGAATAAAGAGATTGACAGAATAACTAACAATGTTAGAGCTTATGAACAACTAGCATCCTAGAAAGAATAGTTAAACAGAGTACTATAGCTTACTATAGAAGAACTAAATACTAGTAATGATAGTTTATTAAAAGAAACCAAGGATGCTTAGAAAAAGCTTAAAATCAAAGACAAGAACCTAACTAATATAAATGTAATCAATACCGAGATTAAAGATTCAGTTAGAACTATTATAAAACATAAGTTAATAGATTTTGACGAAGAACTTAAAATTAATCCATTAACAACTATCATAGTTAGTAGAAAGGATTCAATCCTTAAAGCCACATTAGATATTAAGAATCAATAGATTCTGTTTGTAGAAGAGAAGAAAGAATACAAGAATAAGTACCGTAACGGCTTTATTAGGTTCTTGCACTTTGATTGGAAACGTATACGTACCAAAAAATATCAGATAGTTAACAGTAATCCAATAATCAAGGTAACTGATACTCGTGTAATTGAGTTACCAAAATGATAATCAATATATTCAATAATATTAATCAATAATAATATGCATAGAATATTTCGTGTAAAGGCTTACGAAGCAGAACACGGTCCTCACTTCAATGAGGAACATGCCCGTAAAGCTGTAAGTAAAATGGAAAATGAGGATGGTACTCGTGGACCGCATTGGTCTGTAGAAGAAACTACCGCATTAGCCAGTCAGTACGGAATAAATCTGGGTAGCAGATTTAACCGTTATGATTGGTTCGTAGCACTTAACATGGTTTATTCTGATTACTATAAAGTAATTATAAGTATGACTAATTCTAATAGCACTAAGCATTTTGTTGAATTGGCAAAAGCTTGGATCAATGATAAAGACATTGATGAAGGTAAGATGTGGTATTACTATATTTACGTTATGTGTGATAAGATCAGACAAGCTGAAATGGAATGCTATGAGGAAGAAGTTGAAAAGCGTGACAAATATGAAGATGACGATGATGACGAGTTTGAACGCATAGGCTTATTCCGTAGAGGTGGTAGAAGAGGTGGTATGATGCGTGGTGGTCGTAGAGTATATTCTACTAGTAGAGCTAGAGACTATGAAGACGATTACGAACGTATGCTCGAAAGAGAAAAAGAGTACGAACCTTATTCAGAATATGGACGTGGCAAAGCAGTTCGCTACGTTAGATATTAATAAAAATCAATTTTTAAATTAAATCAATTATGTTAGAAGATAGAATTATTGTGCAGGATCGCGGTATTGACGCTGGTCTTGCTGCTCTAATGCAAAACGCTAATAAAGGTATGGATCCGGCTGCTTTGATGGCTATGATGAACAACGGTGGTTTCGGTGGAAACGGCGGTTGGTGGTGGATTTGGATCATTTTGATCTTCTTCTGCTGGGGTGGTTTTGGTGGTAACGGTTTCGGTCGTGGAGGTAATGACGCAGGTCGTTTAGCTTCTCAGCTGAATACTGATGCTAATACCAGCCTGTTAATGCAAGCTATTAATGGCAATAAGGAAGCTATAAGCTCACTGTCTAATACTTTGAATTGTGATATTAATGCTGTTCAGACAGCTCTTAATACTATCAATTCTGGTGTAAGTCAGATTTCTTGTGATACTAAATTGTCTAGCTGTGAAGTAATTAATGCTATTACTTCTGGTAATGCAACTCTTGCTTCTGAGTTGGCTAACTGCTGCTGCACTACTCAGAGATCTATTGATGCTGTAAATAACAATATTACTAAGATGGGTTATGAAAACCAGCTGTCTGTATGCAATCAGACTAACAACTTAGTTAATACTATGAACAGCAATACTTTAGCTCTTCGCGATAGTGGCGCTGCTAATACTCAATCTATAATTGCTAAGTTAGATGCTATGCAGAATCAGGCATTACTTGATAAGATTGACAGTTTACGTGAGAGAAATTCCACACTGCTTACTCAGTTAAGTCAAGAACATCAGACAGCTACTTTTGGTAATATGATTAGCTCTGCTACTGCTCCGATTGTAACTAAACTGAACTCTTTACAGTCAGATGTGGATGGTATTAAATGTAAATTACCTAATACAGTAAGCGTTCCTTACCCGCAATTGTCATGCTATAATCCTGAGATATTTAGAGCTGCTGCTATGGGAGCTTATGCTGGTGACGCAGCTTTTAATGGCGTAGGTTATAACAGTGGCTGTGGTTGTGGTTGCTAATAAAGAAAGGAGGTAATTATGTATCCTTTCTATAATGTACAACCGTTATTCCCGTTTTGGGGTCCGTTTTTATTTGGAAGGCGTCGTAGAAGATTAAATACTATATCTGGTATTCCAGTACTCAAAACTACTGGAGTAGTAGCTACTTCTACTGAAGTAAGATATGATGTTAACTATCAAGAGTATAGAAGTTTGCCAAACGAAGGATTGTTCTTTCTGGATGTAAGACAGTCTTCTGCTGAAGCTAGCGCTTCATTACCAGTAGGTTTATCAGATGGTAACAGTGAAAATAATAATCAATCTATGCTTCGCAACGCTTTACAAGAAGATGTACAAGCAGGTAACCTACAACTAAACTTTAGATATTTAATATATTATAATAAATGTAATAATGTCTATTAGTTAGTGAATGCTTATCCTGCAAATATAACCGCACCAAGTGCGTAATAATAAACAAAAGGGCTCTTAATTGAGCCCTTATAAAACTAACTTATTATGTTATTCAATCAATTAAATATAGGTGACAAGGTATATATAATAGAAGTAGTTGGTACATTCAAAAAGACTACTGAGTATAATGAAGGTTCTGTTACTCAAGTAAGTTCAATATATGATGAGCCACTACCACCAGGGTAGTTCCCTATGCCTAATCAACCCAGAAAGAAATTAGTAGATATAACTATATAGTGCAATGGAGAAACTAAAAAGTTCACTATACCTGAGAATAAGTCAGTTATAACAGATAATTCCATAGGTCTTACTATATCTACTGATAAACAAGAAATTATAAATATAGTACGTAATCAATATGATACGTACAAATAGAGGAAAGAGGCAATAGCTAAATGCGATGAAGAAATGGCTAAGTGCCAAGTATTATTAGATAAGCTGGGAGTAGATAATGAACCAGCTAGAGAGAATGATAAAATATTAGAACTATAGAAAGAAGTTAGTGAGTTGAAGAATATAATAAGGAAAGCTAATTAGATGGTTCCACCACCTATGAAGGAAATGCTCCCTTAGGATATGAAGAATGCTATGGATAAGGTTGGTCAATAAGATCAACCTTTTTTATTTTAAGCCTTTTTAAGACCGCTATTACTTAAATTAAAGGATTGTATTACTAATAATAGAAAGTGCCTATAACAGTCTTAAAATGCGTTATATGGCTTATAACGTTATTAAAACATAATATATTATGACACTCAATTAGCTTGTAGATAACATTCTACTTATTGCTCGTAATAATAATATTGCAGAGTCTGAGCATTTAAGTAGAATACAAATTGAAAAGTGGATCATAGGTTATAGGGCTATGTTGATTAAGCAAGATATAGATAAGGGTAGAGATATAAACGAATTATATCTTACTACTATAGAACCTATCCATTTAGACCGTGAAGAAACTGTACCAGGTTACTTTACTTATGTAGGAGATAAAGAACTCCCTAAGTTAATAGACTTTAACTATAGACCTGGAGTAATAAATGTACGTGATATGTTTGGTAATGTAATTTAGATAGGTAGTCGTACTAAAGCTAAATTATAGAAGTATAGAAAAGCTACATGTAAGGACTATATTGCATGGGTTAAGAATAATAGGATATATGTAGATGGGGATTCTAATCAGCTAGAGTATATCAGTGTAGATGTAATAGCTGAAGATCCTACAGAGCTTAATGCTTGTTTTGATCCAGATAGTGAGTTTCCTATACCGTCTGCAATGATACCAACTATTACATAGATGATATTAGAGAGAGAATTACGTTTTATGATTACTATGCCTAGTGATGATACCAATGATGCGCATGATGATACATAGAACAGAGTTAGTAATAAATAATTGATATATGAAATATTAGAGAAAGAGTTATACTACTACTGATTTCTATGAAAGCTATAAATAGTACATAGAACCTAATACTCCATACGATATTGACTTATAGACATATAAAAATATCATTAATGACTATTTTTAGTACATTAGAGATGAGGTGATGTACAGTTGTAAAGAGTTCAAGTTTCCATGTAGATTAGGTACTTTACAAATCATTAAACATTAGCCAAAAGAATTCACAGGCAAGAGTCTTAGATGGGACTGGAAAGCTACAAAAGAAACCGGTAAGCCTGTATACCTACTTAATGACCATAGTAATTATTATAAGTATAGATTCTTTTGGTCAAAGAAAGACAGTTTGCTCACTAATAAAACTAAGTATTAGTTTATAGCTTCAAGAGATAACAAGAGAAATTTAGCTCAAATAATATTCAACAAAACAAAAGATTACCCAGAATTATGATAAATAATCGTATGATTAGTTCAGCTTCTGTAGTAGCTAAAGTAATAGCAGATCTCGATCTAAGAGAAGATGAGATACGTATTACAGATATTCGGGAGTGGATTATGGAATCCATACTCAAGATTGGAGCTATATAGTAGTTTGAGCATAAAGTAGAAATACTTCCAATAGAATGTCACCAAGTATCATTGCCTTGTGATTTGTATAAACTAGATTAGGTAGCATACTCATACTGCTGTAATGGTGGTTGGTTACCTATGAGAAAAGCAACATCCAGTTTTGGTGTATCTCACGATAATCAATGCTGTAGTAAAGCTTGTATGTTGATACAGGATGCAGCTATGTTTCCATTGGTTAAGAATATGTTTAATCTTACTAATGATAGAGAAGCATTAGACAAGTTAAATGAGGATAATAACCTTAGAGAAACATTAAGTGCATTAATAAACTAGAATACTGTGCCTACAGCAAACGGTAGATATCTAGGTAATAGAATAGGTCACAAAGATGGTACTATGTATAGTTACGATTTATAGTATATGACTAAACCTGGTTATATAATGACTAATGTACCTAGAGGATATATTAAGGTATCTTATTATGCTATATATACTGATGAAGATAGTATGCCCATGATACCAGATCTAGAGTCTTATAAGGAAGCAATATACTGGTATGTTACTATGAAGTTAATGTATCCTAAAAAGTTAAAAGGTCAAATAAGTCAGGGAGATTATTATGATATACGTAACTCTTATAACTTCTATCGTAAGCAAGCATATGCTGAAGCTATGATGCCTACTGTAGATGATTTAGAGAATGTAAAGAATACCTGGCACAAACTATACCCAGAGATGAATGATCACGATACTTTCTTCAGTACTAGTGGCGAAGAACAGATATTATATAACCAAGATAGCGCATTAAGATTGATATGATAAGTAATACTGCACAAGTTAATACATTTACGGGTGGTCTTAATATGGACTAGGACGTAAATTTGATACCAGATACTCAGTATAGATATGCTGAGGATGTTCGTGTTATCACTAATGATGGAGGAACTACAGGAGTATTACAAAGTATAGAGAATCCTAGAAGATACGATACTATTATACCTAAAGATGAGACAATAATAGGTACTACTACTATAAATGATATTGCAGTAGTAATAACTAAAACATCTGATAATATTAATAAGATATACAGATTAATGGGGTTTGATACTAATATGCCTCAAATCAAATTAGTATGTAAAGGAGCTTTAGGATTATGTGAAGATTTATCTAAAAATCCTACACTAAGTATTGTAGGTAACTATGAATCAGATACTAATATAAAGATATACTTTACTGATGGAAACAGTCCTATTAAGATTGTTAACATAATGAGTAATAAGTATATAGATAATTCTAATCTTATAGATGAGAATGGTAACATAATCAATCCTGGTTCATTAGAAATAACTCCAGTAGTAAGTTTATTGCCGTTTAAATTCCGTTGGTTATCCGAAGGTAACCTTAAAGCTGGAATGGTAACGTATTGTTATCAATTATTTAATGTGCATGGCACTGAAACTGTTACTTCTCCAATGAGCGAGCTAATTCACTTAACAAATAGTGTAACTAGCCAAGGTAGTTCTGAATATAAAGGTACTGGCTTGAATAAATCATCTAACAAATCAGTAATGTTATCTACTGAGCTATCTCTTTAGGACTTCAATAAGTTAAGAGTAATACGCCTATTTTATGAACAGAATAACTCTACTCCTGTTATTAGTATAGTAGATGAAATAGATATTCCAGATGGTCAAACAGATATTCAGTATGTAGACTATGGCTCTACATTGAGCGATATATCCATAGATGAATTTAATGCTATGACTGGTTATTAGTTTATAGCGTAGACTCTTGCTAAGATGCAAAATAGATTATTCGCTGCTAATGTAACAGAGAATACTTGGATACCAGAAGATGAAGATGGTAATGACTATGATGCTAGAGCATATAGAGCTAATTCAGAAGGAAGCATATAGTTATTATCTAGTTTAGATAGTAATAATATTCGTCTATCTATAACAGATGATGAAGCTATAAAACGTATTCCTATTACTCATGACTGTATAAATCCCTTTAATAACACAAAGTATACAAAGGATGCATCTAATTCCTAGAATGTATATATATACAATAAGGAAGGTGAATTAGGTGGTTATGGTATTAATATAGAATATTCATTCATAACTACAGATATAAATTTAAGTAATAAACAAGATAAGTTTAGATTAGATCAATCTTGTAGTATGGATGTATCTACTGTTAGAAACAATACTAGATATATCAATAGAGGTACAGACAAGATGCCTGAGATAGTACAACCTACTAAAGAACAGTAGAACAATTCATATATACCTAACTATGCTGATCCTTATATAGCTGCTAATTATAGAGGTTACCAAAGAGATGAGATATATAGATTTGGTATAATATTCTACAATGATAAATCGGTAGCTTCTCCTGTACTCTGGATAGGGGATATTAGAATGCCTCATGCTTCACAAATGCCTCCATTTAGATATGAAAATAATACTCTTATAGGTAATGCTTTAGGTGTAGAATTTAAAGTAAAGAAAATGCCTATAGGTGCAGTAAGTTACGAAATAGTTCGTTGTGATAGAACTGAGCGTGATAGAACTGTGATTATGCAAACTGTAGGTAGTTACGTATATGAGTATAGAATTCAAGAACAGGATAAATATGTGGGATAGGGATCTGAATTAGATAGTAGTTTGGAGATGAGACCTACTCCTTTCTTCTGTAGTTTGATTGGTGAACAATTAGCAATATCAACAGGTACAGCGGAAGATATCGGTAATTTCTCTCTTACTATGAGAGTAAATGATTATATACGTTTAGTATCTCCAGAAATATGTGTACAGGGTGATGATGCAACTAAACTGTTTGAAGGAAGTGTATACTTAGATGGTATAGGCTCATACTATTCTCCATTTGTAGGTGGTAAAGTAAATGATAGCAAGTTTGATGATTTTAAAGATAACTATGCAAATGGTAATACTATTGGTAATAGTGTAAGTCGTAGTATATTTGCTGCGGCGGATTACGTTACTCAGATAGATGGTAGAGTATTGCAGCAAGATACTGTACCATATGTAGGTTATGGTAGTAGATGGGGTCTTAATGTATTGGCTGTAGGTTTCCCTTATCAAGATAGTAGAGGTAATAAGGTATACCGTGGAGCATCAATAGCTAAATATTTCGTTCCAACATTTGGGCAATCTCAATCTACATCATATATTGAAGATGCTAAATATCCGCCTAACATAGACTATAACATGTATGGGGCTCCAGATGTAGTGGCTAAAAGAATAAATGTTGGTAATAGAACTTATACTAATTACTCTATGTCCGATTTTATTCATAATGATAATCAATCATTACAAGGCCCAGCTGGTCCGTGTATTATAGCCCATGTACCAGAATTATAGAATGTATTCTCTGGATTTAATAGCGTACCTACTAGTAAATATCCAGAACTTCATCCTTTTGATTCTACTAATGCTATTCCTGTATTTAATGTTAAACGTGATGGTAATTCTATATATGGTGGTAATACATTCTCATCTAGACAGAATTCTGTATACATAAGTATAGCAGCACACGATAGCAAGTATGTATTCGGAGGAGATACTTATCTGAGCTTATTAGATTATCCTAATACCATGCTATTCCAATTACCTGATGCTAAAGAATGGGATGGAATGAAGAATTATATAGGAGCTTATATACCATTTGAAAGTTCTATTAATATGAATTTATTCCACGGAGATCAGATTCATAGAACAGTAACTAGTTCAAATTTTGCAGACTCTTGGTTGCAGTTAGAGCCTACTTAGATGTAGGATATACACGTACAAGATCTTCCTTACTTTGTATATAATTCTGTTTATTCTGCATAGAATACTGGTAAATTGTATGTACCTAATTCTATGTATGCTGATAAAGACGTAAGGTATACTAATAGAATATTAACTTCATAGGCTAAGACTAATAATGAAGTAATAGATTAGTGGTCTAAATTCAAAGTAGCTGATTACTTAGATGTAGATAATCAGTGGGGAGACATAACCAATCTAAAAGTATTCAAAGATAGACTGTTCTATTTCCAAGATACTGGAGTAGGAGTAGCCTCTGTAAATGAAAGATCACTTATTACTGACGATAATGTAAATCAACTAGTATTAGGTACTGGTGGTATATTAAGTAGATTCGACTACGTAACTACTACTAATGGTTCGTCTATTAAGAATGACAAGAGTATAATTAATTCAGATAATGTGCTTTATTGGTACGATTATGATAAGAACGAAATATGTTCTTATACAGGTCAAGTAAGTTAGTTATCTAAAGAAAAGCAGGTACAATCTTACTTTAATAAAAACATTAAAGAAGATAGGGCTAAAGCTATGTCTTTATTTGATAAGAAGTATAACGAGGTGTGGTTTAATGTACTAAATAAACCACTAGTATTTAATGAGTAGTTAGGTAGATTTACATCTTTCTATACATTTAATCCTAAATGGTCGTTACCTATTTCTGATAGAGTAGTAGCAATAAAAGACAATGAATTGCATACTATACATGATACTGGAGTAATAGGGTTAACTCCTTTAGATAGAAAAGCTAAATTAGAAATAGTTATTAATAAGAATGCTCCTTATACTAAAGTATTTGATAATGTTAGATTACAAGGAGAGTTTAGAGATGGTAATCAAGAGTCTATTAAGGATGATATCATAGATTATATGAAATTCAGTACTAAACATCAAGAAGCTATTAGAGAACACACTGAAGAAGAACTTGATGAAGAAGGTAATGTTATTACTCCTGAACAACATATAATAACCGATTATAGAGAAGATACATTTAGATTCCCAGTACCTAGAGCAGATAAGAATGAAGATGCGTTATCGTTACCTGCTAGGTTAAGAGGTAAGTATATGATATGCGATTATGAGTTAGATTCTGATATAGATCATACTTTTGAAATACCATAGATTACAACAACATACAGAAATTCATTAATTTAATATGAAAAGTAAAAAGAAAACAAAAGTACCAGCATATGCATTTGGAACTCAATTCAAAGAAATTGGGGGCAATATGCTTGAAAATGCTCCTGATATATTAAATACTTTAACTACTCCTTTTTAGAAATCTAACGCTACTACAGGGGGGCAAGCTGCTGCACAATCTGTAAGTGACATAGCCAGTGGTGCAGCTACTGGTTTCCAAGTTGCTGGTCCAATTGGTGCTGCAGTAGGAGCAGGCATAGGGCTAATAGGTAGATCCGGTGAAGAGGCTAGAATGACTTCTTTTACTGATTATGATGAAGGTAGTCTTGGTAGTGGTCTAATTGGAGCATTTGGTAACAGAAAACTTCGTAGGAAAAGAGCAGCAATTAAGAAGAATGCTTATAGCAATAGAGCTGCTGTTCAAGGTACTAATTACCTGCAAAGTGAAGCGTATGATGATATGATAGGAATGAATACAGATACTATGGCTAATGGAGGGACGTCCTCTTCTCTAGCGTATGTAGATGATGGTGAATTAATATAGACTCCAGATGGAAGTATAAGTAAAGTACCAGAGAACAATAAACCTACTGATAGTAATTTAGTTAGTTTACCTGAAGGTAGTAGAGTACTAAGTGACAAACTTAAAGTACCTGGTAGAAAAGAAACATTTGCACAACTTGGTGAGAAAATGATGGCAAAGAAAAAAAGTAAATATAATGACAGATTTGCAGAGAATGCAGCAAAATTAAATGAAATGAATAATAATATGATTCATGATTAGTTATTTGCTATGCAGGAATCTGTTAAACAAAGTAAAGGCATTAAGTCTAAAACTAAGTAGATACAAGCTGCTGCTTTAGGTGATACTATTGGCAGAACTAATAGTAGACATAAAACTATGTCTGTACAAGGAACTAGATATAATGTTGGTGATACCTTCAACTATAAAGGTATAACATATAAAGTAACTGATACTAATGAAGCTATTCCTATAACCGCAAGGGAAGGATATAATGGACCAGCTAGTACCGGTTGGCCTACACAGTTTAATCCGGTGAGTGTACAGTCAAACACACAGCGACCAATGAGCATTGTGCCTCCTGGTTCGTATGGTGTTACTTCAACCTCAACTACAACTCCTGTAAGTGTTAGTAGTACTTCAGTTGAAAGACGTAGAACTACTCCTTCTACAAGTACAGGATTAATTGATGAAGGCAAACCAGAATTACCATTTACTTGGTATGACGCTCCATCAGTAGATCCTGTATATGATACAGACTATGATACTGTAGAGTCTCCTAGTGCTACACCTAATGATATTAGTTATAGAGAAACTAGAGCAGATAGACGTAATAAATTATTTGATAAAGTAGGAAACGCATTGTCAGGGATAGCTTCTTTAACTCCTATTATGTCTAATTTATTTACTGGTAGACCTGAAACAGTTGATGCAGTGTATAATCCTTATGCTACAAGCATTGCCAATAGTATGCGTAGACGTAGGTATGATATTAGTCCTGCTATTGAAGATTTAAATCGTAATAGAGCTACTAGTAATTATAATGCTAGCCAAATTAATACCAATACAGGAGCTAACTTAGCTTATAGATTACAGTCAGCTGTTAATACAGATAGAGCTATAGCTAGTTTAAGATCTCAAGAAAGTAATGTTAATAACCAATACTTAGGTGATTATGCTAATACTATGAATAGTTTGGGGCAGCAATGGGTTAATGCTACAAATATGGCTAATGAAGCTAATGCTCAAAATAGAGCTACTGCTAGAAATATACGTAGAGCTGGTTTAAGTCAGTTAAGTCAATGGGCTCAGAATAGAGAGTTAATGAGTAATCAAGAGGCTAGAGATAATGCAATGTTAGCTATGTTCGCTCCGTTCTTGCAATCCGGTTATACAGCAGATACTATTAGACAGTTTAATAAATGGTTAAGAAAAGGAGGTAACAATGTAGGCTAATAGATATGATAGAGCGGCAGAAGCTCCTATAATGAATACGTATGTACCTATTAACTTTGGTGAATTATATAGGATAGGTAAAGAACAAGCAGATACAGTTCGTAAAGCAAGTGAAGAAATGTCTTCTGCTCTTTAGAAATTTGGTGAATTTTCTTCTATTTCAGATGTAGATGTACAAGACTATCGTGATTCAACTATTGGTGTATTATAGGGATTAATAAACGAAGCTGCGGCTAATCCAGATATTATGAAAGATGCTTCGTTTAGATCTAGATTTTATACAGGTTTGAATAGTATAGACTATTTACATTTGGCCAATCTTCGCAAAAGTGCTGAGAATATGGATACTCGTGAAAAAGCTAAAGCCGCGTTAAGAGCACAAGGTTTATACGCAGATTGGTTTGATGATCCAAGATATTCTGATTTACGCAATTGGAGTACTAGAGATAGTGGTATTATGACTAATATATCTCCAGACAAATACAGAAATATGGAAGAATTAGGTAGAGAGTACGTTAAGGATCTCAAACCCACTTTTTATAAAGGAAAAGCTCCAAATAGCGGAGCTACTATGCCTTTTACCAATTGGATGGCAATTAGTAGAGCCGATGTTAGACGTTCTCTTAGTGATCATGCAGATGATATACTTAGTACTACTGCAGGTCAAAGACATTTTGATAGATTTAGTAAAATGTATAAAAATGTTAATCCTTATGCCAGTTTCTCTGAAATAAGAGAGTCGTTCATTGACGCTCTTACTACAGAATAGTCAGATAAGTTAATAGAAACTCCTGTAATAGACCAAGCATCATTAGCTCTTACCTTGAAGTAGAGAGAGCTGGATGCTAAAAATAAAGGTAAGTAGGGTGACCAAGGATTACCGTTCTTATATCCTACTGATTTGAATGTGCTACAGGCAGATGCCATGCGCAGGAAAGCGGAATCTACAAAATTAGCAAACCCTGAAATAGGTAAAATTATTAAAGCTGATAACTTAGTGGATGCGCAGAAAATAAAAAGTATCTATGGAGAGTTTGCTCAGAATCCTATTACAGCTAATATGATAAATGCTTAGTTAAAAATACTTTTACAAAATGGAGCGATAAGTGAATAGGATATATAGAACGGTAATATAGGATTAGAGTTATTGTAGACCATGATTACTAACTCTTCTTAGTTACTCGATGAAAATGATCCGCTACGTATTAAGTATAATCAGATAAATGAAGGTATAATAAAGAATGCTAAAACACATAATGAGTTGATGTCTACAGAAATGGCATATAGTACTTTGCGTTCATATCTCAACATAAATGATTCTTCTGAAAATCCTTTAAATAATCTGTTTAATAAAATTTCTTCTTCAGGTTTACGAGGTGTTGATGCGGCAGTTAGATCTACCATGGGTGATTTGAAAATAAATAAACCTGATTAGGATTTAATATTGTCTGCCGTATTTGGCGTAGATAAAGATAACAAAATTACAACTCAAACTGCAGATTTTGATGCAGCTAAATCTAGTTTTGATTATCTATACTATAATTACCCTAAATTTAGATCGGATGCAGATGAGGCTGCTAGAACTTAGAATTATAGTAAAAGAGGACTAGATAAAAATTTAACTCTTATTGGTACAACTGATCCTAGTTGGTTATCTTGGGAAAACGAAGCATTTAGCATTCGTAACAATACTGCTTCTGGTAAATATGGTAATTTGGAAATAGTAGCACTAAACGGTTATACTCCAGTGCAAGGTACTGATCCTTATGAATACGCATTTCAGGTTACAGTTAAAGTTCCAGTAGATAAAATAAATGAAACTTCACCCTGGTGGTCAGATTACGATCTACCAGAAATATATAATGACGAAGGTTTATCTGGAGTTACTTAGTTTATAACTAAAACAAATGAAAAAGGTAAGACTGTTGGAAAAGACGTTGATTATGTAGAAGTACCAATTGTTATAAACAAAACAGTCCCACCTGCAACTAAATTCAGACTTGACGCATATTATAGAGAATAGATAAACGCGTCTACAGAATTAAATAAAGCCAATGAACAACAAACAGCCATACAGAGTCCTTAGACTACGACATGGATAAATTTAAGATAGTAAAATGAATGACGAATTGATAAAAGAATCTGCTTCAGATTATGGTTATTTTGAAAAACTTCGTGGTAATGTTGGGTATGCTCCTTCTAGATCGTTAACAGATGATTGGACTAGAGGGGCAGCTCGTAGTTTAGCCGATGAGTCTAGTGCATCTGATGACGATTTCTTTAACAGTTATCCTTTCTTTATGTTTAATGCTGACGCTAGAACTACATTCATGATTAACATGAATGAAGGATAGTTAATGGACGACAAAGACAGAATGATAGCTGCAACAAGAGATAAAGAAAGAGTCGAAAGCTTATTGAACATTATATCTAATAAAGATATAGATAATGATAGTTTACAGAATATAATTGCTTCCAACGCTGATTATAATAGCTTACTTAAGGATGGCAAATTTGATTCTTCCGATATATGGGAAAACATGAATAAGTTGGAAGATATAAGAAACAAAGCTATCAGAGATTACGATGACGCATTTGAAGATTATTAGACCGATCTAAAAGACATTGAAGATTGGAAAAACAGTCATGAAGTAAGTAGTTATTATACTCGTAAATCTGAACAAACCTCTAAATTAGGTAATTGGTTTTATACACAACCTGCTACACAAGGACTGTCCTCTTCTTCTTGGAAAGAGCAAGCTGCATCTTTAGCAGCTGGTATTGGTTCATCGTTAGCTTTAATGAAAGCAGGCGCTGCAGTCGGTTCTGTTGGTGGTCCGTTAGGTACTATAGCCGGAGGTATTAGTGGTTTAGTTGCTGGTATTGGTGGAGCTATTATTAGTCAAGTAGTTGGTGGAGCAAAAGCACGTGAGCAAGAATCACACATGGAGGCTTATAGCGCCTATAAAGATAGATTACTTGATATAATGGCGGATAAGAACTTAAATGTTCATGATATAGCTAATAATTTTAGGGAACAAGCCAAAGAATTAGGATACCCAGATTTAAGTGATATAACCGACGATGAAATTGTTGGCATGGCTGCTGCTGACACTCGTTTTAAATACAATTTTACTGGCGGATATGAATTAGCTCAAGCAATGGACGATGCCTTTACTGGCACTAGACGTGTGTATGAAAGGAATAATGCTCTAGGTGCTGGAGAATTCTTTACAGATGTGATTTCATACACTCCATTAAAACCATTAACTCTTGCTAAAGGAGCTGGTAAATATATAGGGGCTGGTACTAAAATTGGTGAGGCTACTAATAAATTAAATCCTTTGAGTTATCTTCAAGATGTTACAATGAAAACTAATTTAGATATATCTAAATTAGCTGGTAAGATGCGTCTTAAAGCTTTAAAACACTATGGTGCAGGTACTCTTAAGAGAGTGGGTCTTAATTTTATCGAAGAAGGTACTGAAGAAGGCGCTCAAGGTATTATCCAAAAAGAATTCATGGAAGGTAAATACGATGAAGAACGAGCTGAAGACAGTTTTATTGACGCTATAACTAGCGGTAATGTACTGTCTGATATGTTTGATAATCTGTTATTTAGAACTGAATCTGGTTTATCTTTTTTAGGCCTTAACTCCAAATACAAAAACGATTTACAGTTACAAGAGGAAATGTGGGCTGGTGGTCTACTGTCATTACTTTCCCCTCAGAGCGCCGCTGTTTCTGCTAAGAACTTTTATGAAACCTATAAAGGAGTAGAAAGAGCTTACGGCATGGGTAAATTTATAGAAGAATCTTTATCTAAAAATGCTGACATCAATGGAATAGAGACCTTCTTCAGAAACATGCGTAAGTATGATTTTGTTAATTCGTCTGATTACGAACAAACATTAAATTATTTAAGAGATGAATTAAAAAGTGCTAAGACAAGTAAAGACGGTAAAACTACTCGCAGATGGAAAATTGATACAGACGCATTATACAAAATAATAGGTCCTGTAAATCGTAACCTTAAAGATGCTAATGGTGATCCCATAAAGCCGTAGACTGGAGAACTAACTGACGAAGCTATTGATGAATTTATAGATATGCAAGCTGAAACAGCAAAAACATTGTTTGCATATAAGAAAAATATATTGGATCCGTCGTGGAAAAGAATCAGTGGTGATTTTGCGCAAGTATCTCCAATTAAGGGGCATACTATGGAAGAGTTAAATAACATTAGTAAGCAAATATCTGATATTCAGAAGCAATTAGAAGATGAATCTATTGGCGATAATACTCGTAAAAATTTAAATAACAAACTTAAAGAATTAAAAAGAAATTATAAGAGATATTCTAAATCTGCAGTAGATACAGATATGCAAGATGCGTATTATGCTATCACTACGATGGGCCAATATGAAAAAAATAATGCTGAGAATTAGAAGAACTTGTTTGATAAATTATCTCTAAATACTCAACAAGCTATACGTAGTAACGTAACAGATGAGCATTTTACAAAAATAAAGCGTAGTCTTGGTTTACCACAAGAGGTACCCAATGACTTGTTATTTAGTATACTGTGGTCTAATCAACACATGTATAATTTACGTATGGCTAGAGCGCAATAGGAATCTACTTTTTTAGCCGCACAAAGAGAAGCCTTACAAGGAAATTCTCCTTTATCTTTAACTGAAAATCAACAGAAGGTACTGGAAGCCTTTGACCAATTAATAGAAGTTAATGAGAAACAACACAATGAATTAATAGACTCTCTTGGACAGTTAGATTTAGAGTAGTAGGTTAAGTTAAAAGAGTTAGCTGATTACGGTAATAGTACTGCTGCTGAATTTGCGGCATTAGATGAGCAGACAAAACACGATAAGGGTATAGGTACAGTGTTCACTAACAGTGGTATGAGCCCTGAAGATATGCAAAGATATGTTGTAGCTCGTGATAATGGTATTATGAGTAAGCTTACCGCAATATAGGCCGAAAAAGATTTGGATGAATTACTTCATGGTAAACCAGAAAAAATAAAAGAGTTAATAAAACAATACCGTAAGGCAAAACACGAATCATTTGAATCACAACAGTCTTTTGAAAAGTCACAGAATACAGGTACAGAATCAAATTAGGAAAAGTATTCATCTGTTAGAAAATGGTTAGCTAAAGCTACAGAACAATAGATAGGTGAACGTTTGGATGAAATTGATGAGAATCTTACTAAAAATATAAATAGGTTTGAAGCATTTGTAGCTTCATTAGATAAAGGATCTGAATTATATCAACAATTAAATACTGCATTACAGTATGCTAATAATATTCAAGAAGCTGCAAATGGTAGTAAGCAAAGTAAAGTAAGGGCGCTCCAGTACCAATTATAGAGTATACGTAAAATGTTTGAGGGAAGTAACAATCCTCAAATGTAGCAAGCGTTGGATATGGTAAATAATTTATTAACAGATGTTATCAATACTAACATAATTAACGATGAGGCGCAAGCTAGACAGTTTAAGTATAATATTCCTGGTAAATTCTTAAGTAAAAGTGGAAAGCCGTTAAAGACCGATAATAAAACCTTTACCGATGATGAAGGTAATCTATATACTGTGGATTTAAGTAAATCTACATACTCTGAAAATAACGGTCTAGAGTTAGTCCTTAATGTTAAGAAGGATGGAAGTGCATTAGATAAAGAAAGATTACAAATCAATTTACGTGCTTTACAAAATCAATTAAAAGCTTATCAAAACGATATTGACAAAATAGATCCTAATGAAAGTGATATTAATCTATCTGTTTATACTAGCCTATATAATATGATTGAGAACACTTAGGATTTAATAAATAAAACTAAGCAAGCTTTAGATAATATAGATGTAGCTTCTGTACTTAACGTTAAATATGGTGACGAGCTCTTAGATAAGTTATATTATCAAAATAACGACGGTACTAAGGTTACTTTAAATGAATCTTATAAAATTACAAATGAAGTTCTTAAAGAAAGAGCTGTTGCTGAACGTTCCAGAAGGCTTAGCAATCCTGGTATTTCTGCAGTTCAATATAAAAACGTGTTACGTATTACTTCTGATCAGATACGTAAAGAAATTGGAGATTTAGAAGCAGAAAATGAAGAATCAGAAATAAAACGTGCCATTGCTTACTCGTTAGGAGATACTAATAATAAGAAAGCTACTTCAGTACTTAGCTCTCCGTATTACCAAGCTAAATGGTGGAGTGGATTCTTTTCATATTCTATGGACGAAACTAAAGTTGATTCGTGGGGTACTGTTAGTGAACAAAGAAAAAATGCGATTAAGCGTTCTATCAAACTGTTTAACAAATTAGTAAAGCAAGCTGCGCATGCAAAATCTATAGGTAAGAAGGATATATTACAGAAATTCCTAGAAGACGCTGATGCAATGCTGCAAAAGCCGATTAATGAGCAATCCCCAACAGATACTATTACTTTAGAATCTTCTGATCCAGCTAAACCAGAATACGCTGTAGAAGTGACTAGAACACAGTTAATGGAGATAATTCGTTTTTTACCTATGTAGGCATACTTAAGTAACCCTAGATACGGCAAAGGTGATAAAGCTGGTAAATTGTATGTACCACTGGTATTAGCAGATTTAAAAGACGATTCAAACGCTTATAGTCAGGATGGTAAGTTTACTACGAAATTCCAGTGGAGATACGCAATGGTTAAATCCTTCTTACAACATGCTCATAACCGTAAGAAAGATGGTGAGCCAGCCATTACTGAAGAAGAAAAGATGGACGCTTAGGATGAGTCAATGCAATTCAATACACAAGATGGTTTTGATGATACTGCTGAGAAAGAAAATCAACGTAATAGAAAACAAAAACCATATGCATCTACAATTCATATCGAACGTGGTGGTGTTGAAATAACGTTTGAAAAGTATAATCAAAAATTTGAAAATCCTCAGTTTAATCCGGAATCTCCTGTATTTTATGATGTTAATGGTAAGCGTTTAGCTCAATTACCAGAATCTGACGTACTTACAGTTGAAGAATTAACTGAGATGTATACTGAACAAGTATAGAAGGCTTTCTCTTTACCAAACAGTGAACAAATATACACTAGTTTTGCAGAACAACTTAGTGATATACTTGGCAAAGAAGTTACTGTAGAATAGTTAAAACAGAAACATAAACAAGACGGTAAAGATACAAATTTAACTATACTTGAAAAGATTGTATTAGACGGTATACGCTATGGTGATGGTTTAATTTTAAGGGACTCTTTTGCGGCAGGTAGTATTGCTAACACTACAGTGTTTGGCCCTATTAATTATACGTCTACATCGACTAAATTACAATCAGTAGAAAAATCTAATAGAGTTGATAGGTTGTTTGCTTTGATCTAGGATGAATTCCCTAATTTATTTTTATCATACAAGAATGAGAATATAAGTAGAGGTACAAAACAGATTGTAAGCCCACAGCAGGTTGCTCAATACATAGATAGCGGTAGATTCCACAAACCTGGTGATAGAAAAACAGGAAAACCTGGAAGTGTTAGAGTCCTTATAAAGGACGAAGATGGTGAATTTAGGACTCTTGGCAACCCTAATAATCCGGTTAAAATGAGCAATCAAAGAATTGCTGAATTACTAAATAAATTGGATGAAGGTATAGACGCAGTTACTACTCCTCAGCAATTCTTTGAAAACCTCGTTAATCCTGATCAAATTAAGTTTGAGTTTACACCAAATCCAAATGTTACTCTTACTGCAGAAGAAAGAGAAGCCGCGGCAATGAATTTGATTAGTAGGTATATTAGAAATAGAAACTTCGGTAGACTTAAAAATGTATCTAGCTTTACTGATATGTTGATGGATGGTACAGATCATCCTAACAATGGACCTATAGCTAATAAGAGATTCTTTGCTAAATCCGGTAAAGTAATAAACAGTAATTTGAATGACATAGACTGTTTGCATATAAAAGAAGTAAATGGTGTATACTATTTCGATTTGGCTGACTTTGCTAGTAAGTCTGTACGTACACAAGACGTAGATGAAGAAGGCAATGTAATTAACGCTATTACAGATCTTGAAGCAGAGCAAGAACTTATACAACGGAACAAAAAACAAGTATTGGACGGTCTATATGATGTTTATAAAGAAGTAATTAATAATAAATCAGATATAAAAATACTTATTGATTATTTAAACAGCCAGTACGACATTTTTAAGAATTATGAAGCGTTTAAAGATCTTTATGATGAATACGGAAAGATACATTTCAAAGACGAAAATGGTGAAGAAGTAACTGAGAGAAATAAAGTTCTAGATGCTGTAGACATAATTTATGGCAAATTAAAGGACGAGTTTGATAAAATGCTTGAAAATGTTGCTGGCCAGTTAACAGAAACATTAAAAGAGCAAGCTTCTGCAGAAGAAAAGCAACAATTTGAAGAAGACGGTAGACATTCTAGAGTACAGTTTGCTGTAGGTTCTTATAACGAAAGTACTGGTAAAGCTCGTTTACTGCGTGGAGATGGTTCTGGTAACTTTGTTGCAGTTAATGAAGCAGTAGGCCAACCTGGTGGTGTATACTTAATTATACCATCCTTTATGAACTCATCTGGTAAACGTAGGATTGTACATTTAAATGGTAGAAAGTTAGCCGTACATCAAGCTACATTTATCGCTAAAATACTAGACGCTGTACGTACTGGAGAGCTGTCATATAACGGTAACATTCCTTCTAACATTGTACCAGGATACCGTATTACTACAGATGCTACAGTAAGTCAATTACTAGAATCTATTATTCACATAGGTACAGAAGGAATAGAAAATGATAGTTCTAGTAGCGCATTTGCTAATTTGCTATTTGTTGATAATAGTGGTTAGATTCATTTCGGTTCCAAAACATTAGACGATACTAATATTAGCGAATTGATTCAATTCTTATAGGACAGAAAGCAAATTAGAGTAGATAGAGCTAAATTACTAAATGACAATGCAAATGTTGGTTTATCTGCAAAGATTGAACTTACTGATGATTCTGAGTTTAAAAGAAGTGGGTTAGTTAAAGAAAGCTATGTATTTGAATTAGACGCTGAAGAAAACTATCAACATTATGTTATTAGTAAAGGTGTAGTTAGAAGCGATATAAATCCAGATAAAGGTGCTAGAATGTATAGCAACGTTATAGTTGCTTTAGATAATCCATTTACTGGCAACGACTCCATACCTAATCCTAGTAACCCTAAAAATTCAAACAGTGCAGCTAGCGCAAGAGCTGCTGCAACAGAATCATTTATACCAGTAGGTTAGTTCTCTCAGCAAATTAATCAACCTCAACAAGCAGTAGAACAGCCTTAGATAGTAACTCAACAAGTAACTTAGAAAATAGATTATACTGTAGATTCATTGAGTAATTTTATTATCTAGGAAGCTGCTAAAAATGGGTTATCAGATGTTACAAATGGTTATGATATTTATAGTGTAAATGGGTCTAGGTAGTTCACTCAAGAAGAACTTTTAAGTCTTCTAAAACAAATGTAGAGTGAAACCAAAGCAGACGGAACTCCTTATAAGGCATATAATATTAATGTTGTAGATAACACCGGTAAAACGGTGAAGGTAAGAATACCGCTTACACAAGAAGTAGCACAACAAGTTACAATTCAACCTGCACAACAATAGGTTCAACAGTAGATCGCATAGGTATCTCAGACACCTGTTCCTTTTGCAGCACCGCAAATAGCTGCTCCAGCAGCTCCAGCATCGCCTATACAATTACAAGGTGCACCTGTTTCTGCTGCCCCTGACATTGTTCCTGCTGCTGTCTCACAATCTGTAAAACCTGCTGCATCTCCTATAAATCTATCTTAGGGCACTACTCCAACTGCAACTACTCCTACTGTAGCAGCTACTGTAACACAGGTAACGAGTGCTCCAATCACTCCAGCAAGTAATTTAAACGAAGTTGAAAAAATTGTTGCTTCTTTATTAAATAATTTGAATTACTTTAAATTAGCTACTTCAAATATTACAGAAGATATGGATTATATAAGATCTGTAATATTAGAGTATGGTAAAAATCACGGAATGATAACGGATCTAGGTAAGTTTACTCAAGATCTATACAAAGCTAATTTAGCTGATTTATTTTATAAGTATAAAGAATGGCGTAGATCTAATCCTCTTTACGGTAAAGCTGTATAGTTCTTAGATAATCACGTTGAAAAAGAAGATTATAAAGCAGCTCAAGCTAGAGCGATAAGAATACTAGGTAATCCTGAGATTCAATTCACCAGTGATATTCCGTTTACTTTTGATACCAATCGTAGAGCGTATGTATACGTGTTTGGTCAATGTTGTGAATCATTTATGCGCATATATAAATCTGCTAATGGGCAAGTAGCCGCTGGTGTAATGGACCATGAGGCGTTCCATAGAATTAGTTTGTTTGTGCTGTCTGAAAAAGAAAGAAAACAGTTATACTCGGATATTAGAAGTACTTATCCCGAAACAGCAGATATGACTAACCAGTAGGTTGAAGAGTTTGCAGCAGATCTGTTTAAGGATTTCGTAAATAAATATTCTAATCAGGGTATAGATGGTTTTTACAGTAATAATAAGTTTGTTAAATTTTTCTAGAAAGTATATGATACTGGTTCTAAGATGATACGTAAGATATTTGGTTTGCGTACTCACCCTAATTACAGAGGCATTGATAAACTATTCTAGGATATGTATAGCGGTAGATATGCGTATGCAAAAGCTACTAAAAATAACTTCAAATTATTTAGAATGATATTTAGGACTGCTCCAATGTCTGGTATAACTGACAGTAAAGGTACTATTATTGCTAGAACTATTACTGAACGTAATTAGATACTTAGAACATTACTTGATAAAGTAGTAAATAATAGTAAATTACTGGATACTGTTCATAATTATACAGATATTGATGCGGCACTTGATGGTATACGTGGGGAACTTCAAGCAGATTATAATGGTCTTAGTCAACGCATTATGGAAGCATTTGAACGCAATGACTTTGACAATGTAATTAGGTTTAATAACCTTAAAACTATTTATGATACCATACTTACTGATGAAGCTTGGAAAGCTTGGAAAGGCATTATAAATGATACGTTACGTAGACAATTTAAAATATCTAATCAAAAGAAAGACCCTAATCAATTATTATCAACTCTTGAAGATAATGAAACTCAAGAAATTAATGAAGGAGTAGATCAAAATACAGAAGATACTGAAGAATTAACATCTGACGAAGATCCAGAACTTGCTGACGAAGAATCTCTGAATTTAGGTTTCTCTGAAGAGCGAGATTCGTTACAAAGAAATATGTGGAATAGCGCAGCATTATCTGTTAAAATATTATTCTATACTATTACTTCTGAAGATTCTAGAAATAATAAGTATAACTCAAATGGTATGTTTAACTATGATAATCCAGGTCAATTGTATATCAGATTTACCGAGTTACTTCAAGACTGTATTTCTGAAAAAGAAATGATGAGCGTACTTGAGTAGAATAAAGATCAGGTAGATGTAGCGGCAATTCTGGAACGTCTTACTTAGGATGAGGATCCTCAAGTAAATAAATCCTTATAGAATAAGTTCTTTGCCAGCGTTTGTAGGTATCAGCATAGTTTTGAAAATAACGTTTACGATGTTACTGAAGCAGAACGCGATAAAGATGGTAATATTGTCAAACCATAGGTTATAAATGCTAGAAGTACTAGTGGCAATGTAAATGAGGTTACCACTAAAGCTAGAGCAGTCATAGTCCGTTCTATTATGGAGGCGTTAGCTGATCGTAGTAGAGAATATGATGTTGAAAAGAATAAATACAATGGTTCTGAAGAAAAGAAAGCTATAGAAAAAGCAATAAGTCAACTATCTAACATAACTATAGATGTTAATAAATTTAAAGAAAGGTTAACAGATCTTCTTAAGAAGATGTATCAAGTAGACGGTTTTGGCATGTTCGTAGAAGGTGACCAAGAATTAAAACAATCTGTAGATATGTTGATGCGTTTCTTAGTAGAAAATGATAGAATTTCTAAAGCTTAGGTTGATACTCTTAAGAATGTACTTAATTTGATAAACACTAGCTTTACCAATCTAATGGTTAAAGATATATTGTCTGAGTAGGATAGTATTAAACAGAAAGTACAGAAAGTAATAGATAATAATGTTCAAGTACAGAATTTCTTAAAGAACTTAGGTAAGTATTCTCCTAGACAATAGAAGTCAATGTCTTAGAACGGACCTAAAAATGTAAGAATATACACTATTGGGGCATTTAACTATATTAGTAGGTTGTTTAAATTATGGACAAAACCTCACTACAATAGTGATTCTAAAGAACGTGAAGCTACTGAATGGAAGAACTATCAAATGAAAAGTCCATATGCTGAACATTCTTTGTGGTTGCATAGTAAATAGTTAAAGGATTCTAAAATGAATACTCGTTTACAGACCATGTCTGAGGGTGACTATGCTAATTCTAAATCTGATAAATTTGCTTTTGCTAAGGAAGAATACATAAATCGTATGGTTACTGTACTTGAAATGGATGGTAATGGTAAATGGTTGGGTAATCACGCTTTCCCTGTATTGGCAAATAAAAAGTTCTCAGCAGACTTACAAGGAGTAGTTATAGAAGCATTAGAACAGCCTATTTCATTTATTAAATCGGCTTCTGGTACAAATATGATTGTTAATGAAGGTGCTAAAAAAATATTTGCCGGTTATTTCTTAGATGAAGTAAATGCTATTAAACAAGCTAAAGATACTAGGGATAAATTTATCTCTAGACTTAATGAAATACTTAGCACCAATCATACAGTTGAAAGTTTTTCTAATCTTAGCGTTTCTCAACAAAGAGAATTATTTAATGCTACTATTTTACCTGAAAATTTACGTGAAGATGCAATACAAATGTTAAACAATGAGTTAAATAAATTAACCGTTACTTATCATTTTAAATCGTCTAAAAACGAAGCTGTAAAGGATAGTAAAGATAGAGTAGTTTCATTTGATGATGCGCATATAGATTTAAGAAAAGGAGCTGGTTATAAGCATAGACATTTTTAGAAAGTTGCAGATAAGCTCAATGAACGAGGTATTGATATTAATACGTTAACTGTAGATAATGCGGATTTATTGAACATTGTGGCTAATGAAGTTTTATTACCCAATATCGCTTTCGCAAAAAGTGATATGAAACTTAATAAAGCTTATGATGTTATACCTAATAATCTTATTTCTGGATTCAAGAAAACGTATAAAACTCTAAATGATGACCAAATCAAGGACGCGATGATAGCTACATTTGTAATACGTCATATGTCAGATATACTTGAATATGAGAAACTTGTTCAAGGGGATATGGCATATTACGGCGCAGGTGGTAAAAGTTATCGTAAAACTATTGATATGATGACTAAACGTTATTCTGGCCCTGTGTCTACATTTGGTTTGAATGCTTCTAGTGGTACTCAAAAGCATCAATTGTCTGTAGATGAGCGCAGAGATTTAACAGAAAGTAGTACGTATAATACGCTTACTATTTAGACTACTAAATTGATAGATTATGATGTTTACGAAGGTTTGGTTAGAAAAACACTCGGCATTGATGTAGCGATTGATTATGATGTTAATTTAGAAGATGCTGAGGTAAACGCAAAAATCGACTATAAACAATTACTTGATGCTGACGGTAAGATAAAACAAGAAGTGTTTAATGGTGTATTCGCTCCTTATAAGAATTTCTTGGAAAATTACGGTGATGAAATAGTTGCACAAGCTATTGTAAAAGATGTTCTGAATCGTTACGCCGGTTACTTATCTCAAGATTATACTGATGCTACTACTTGGATTTCTCCTAGTATGTTTAGAGAGTTAAGACAACGCAGTGACGACGGTTGGAATCAAACGGAAGAGGCTTGTTATATATTTATGGAACATTATGATGAATTATATAAGTTCTATAATAATAGAGAAGCTTATCCTAATGATTGGCAAGTAATTAAAAATTCTGCAAAAGTACTTGGTATAAGTGACGCTGAGTTAGAAGGTTTTGTTCACGATTCTCGTATATTATATGGAGATTATTAGTATAATACAGAAGATAAATGGAATTCTCCTGTACACAGAGAATTGAGAGAAAAGTATAGAGGTAAAATACTTAGTTATCTCGAAAATGAAGACGGTACTCCTAAGATTGATACCACCGCTTTAAAATATATTCATTACGGTAATAGACCTTAGGGAGGTATACTTTCTCGTGAAGATAAACTATACATACCAGTATATGATAAGACTGCACTTGCTCCTCTGTTTAAGATATTTACAGAAGATCATGAAGCAGAACACATGTATAAACTAATGTTAGATAGGAATATACACGTGCTTAAATTAGATTCTTCTACCAAGTCAGGAGGTATGTTCGGTTATCAGCTATATGACCATGAAGGTAAATTTAATCAGTCCTTATATAACGCTCCATCATCTTTACAGTGGTTTGACCAACTACTTAAACAGTTAGATACTGATATGCATACTCACGATGATGCTTCTTTGTTAACACAGCTTACTAAAGTGGTAATGCTTAACACGGTGGGGCATAGTTATGATTTTGGCAATCAACTAGTATCCGGTGAGAACCTTAATAAGTTGTATTCACAAGTATTTAACTCTCTTACTAAAGAAGGCTTTAATAAATTCTTATCTCAATATGGTTTTAAACCAGATGGTTCTTTGGATAAAGAAGGTAGATAGACATTAGTTAAAAAGCTAAGAGAGGTATTAGAAGAATCTGGTGCCGCACAATCTACTATAGATGCATTCCAATTAGATGCCGATGGTAACTTTATAACTAATCCCGCTTTATTACCTAGTGTAAATTAGATGCAGACTAGACTGTTATCTCAAGTTGGTAAAATAATTGTAGACACACACATCAAAGGTATACCGTTGTATCAGATAGTTAGTGCTGGTTTTGATCAAGACCATCCGTTGAAAAAGGGAGTATCATTCGATAAAGAATTATTATCTCCTGGAGAATATGACGAGAATGGTAAATTGGTTACTAGAATGCAGGCTAGAATATCTATAATGTTGTTTAACGATGTTATAAACAAAGCTAAGAAAAACAAAGCATTATCTGCAAAATATAATGATTTCAAGAGTTTTACAGATAAACGTAGATTTATATTAGATAATAAAGATAAACTTAACTCGTTAGCTTACCGTGTGCCTACTCAGGGTCAAAACTCTACTATGGCTATTGAAATAGTGGATGTGTTGCCTTCTACTCAAGGTGGTATAATTTAGTTACCTACTACGCTTACAGCTTTGACTGGTGCCGACTTCGATATCGATAAACTGTTTACTGCTACTTATAATTATACTGTTACAGATAGAGGTATTGAAAGAGTTAATTATAGAGAGAAATATAGTAATATTGAAGACTTAATAGAGCACATAGATGAATTGAGTCTTGAACAAAGAGAAAATCTATTGTTGGATATTTATCAAACAGTACTTACGAGCGAAAATAATATGTTACATACAACTACCCCGTTGGACGTATGTACAGCTCCTATTAAGCGAGTAATGACAAAAGAGATGAAAGATAACAGTGAGAAAAATAATTCTGACGGATTCTCTTTAAACCCTGCTCATCAAGTATAGATGAGGGTTCAGAACTCTGGTTCTGATTCTACTATTGGGCCTATGGCACTTAATTCTGTATTCCAGTACTTTACTCAAACTTGTGACTTAAATTTCATAAATGATCCTCAATTGGAAAAAATAGGTATTACTGGATTTGGTATGGAATACATAAGAACAAAGGAATCAGATGATAAAGGTTTGCCAATTATAAACGTTGCATATATTCTTGATACTACTTCTGCTATGATTAATGCTGCAGTGGATGCTGCTAAGGATAACTATATTGGTCGTTCTAACATTAATGCTGAAACATTTGATGTAGTTAGTATGCTTATAGCTGGAGGATTTGGCAACAATTCGTTTAGATTCTTAGCACAACCCGGAGTAGAATCATACGTAGAATCGTTGTTGAATGATTCAAAGGAAGCTATTTTCAGAGTAAAAGCTATCAAAGAAGAAGTTAGTAAGTTTGAAATAAGACCTGAGCTATTCACTACGGAAGCTTTAAAAAATAATCTTAATGGGCACGATGGTGAAGCGCAAGAACATTATATTAAAGCTTATGCTTATTTGAAATCTATTGCTCAAAGATATAGACAAGCTATTACTGTAGCGTAGGTAGATACTAAAAAGTATGGTAAGAATTCTACTGAATTAATGGGTTTCTTATAGAATGTGGACGATTTCAATTCAGTATATAACTTAATGTTTGAGTCTCCTTATAATTTGTTTGAACAATCGTTCTTAAAAGAAAAATTGAATTCTGTTAGAACTGCGATGGATATGTTTGGTAACATTTTCTTAGAGAATTCTCAAACGTTTAAACAGGCTTCTGATAAGTTATGTACCACATTTAATAAGAAAGGACAATTTAGTAAATAGTTCTTACGTAGAGCTGTTCCTAAGTTAAAACAAGTAGTATTAAAAGGATTCTTTGACCAATACGTTATCAATGAATTTGCTAATCCAGACGGTACTATAAATACTAAACCGTTATATACACTGTTTTGTGATAAACAGAGATCTGTAATAGCGAGATACGATAGAATAGAACAATTGTGTATGCAAGAGGGTATTGGTGTAGATTTCTTCGATATGATTAAACATGCTCCTATACGTAAAAAATCTAACGCTCCGATGTTCTTTATAGTAAATAATATGATTACTAATGATCCTGTTGTTAAACAAGCTGTTACAGACAGTATCGCTGAAATGTTTCATAGTTCTAACCCTGAAGTTAGAAAATGGATTACTGATGCTGCTGTAATGCAGTTCTATCAAACAGGTGGTACTGATGCATCATTTGGTACAGCTGTAAGAACTACCTTCTACGATGCTTTACCAATTAGAGAACTTGCTAATATTGAGGCATATGTAGATGGTAGTAAGATAACGTTGAACGAATATATTGCTCAGGATAGATATGCTAACGATATTGACGGTTTGGTAAATCAAGCTATATTGCAGTTATCTATCAGTGATGATGAATATATCAAAACATTTAAGACTTACGGCGCAGGTAGTAACTTCGGTTTAATGTTAAGTGGTGATGGTTCTGTTGCTGTATTTAAAAAGTATGCGTTTAAAGCTAGAACAGATATGAGAGGTGCAAGATACGCAAAATACGTTAAAATTAAGACATCCAGAACTAGTACCCCGGCATTATATGTACTAGGGAATGTTTCACAGTCATATGATGAAAAAACTGGTAAGACTTATTATAATCCGGTATACTACAGGATGAGCAAATTGGGTTATTAGCAATATAGTAATAATTCTAGTCGTATCCGTGTTGATGGAGCATACTATGATAACAACTTAATATCGCTATTTAATACAGATTTCTTAGCTAAGAGAAAGGATAATAAGAAATATAGTCTCTTTAACGCAACTAATTATAGTCAACTCAACGATTTCGTAGTTCAAGATGAATTAAATGCTAGAAAAGGTATGATTGGTCAAAATATGCTAGATGTAGATGAATTGGGTAATGTAACATTCCCAATAGCAGATGATCCTTACTTAGGAATGTTTGACGCTAATCCAAAGAATACCAATATGGTGCTATCTAGACTAGAACAATCTCCTACACAATTCAACATGGATTTCGTTCAAAGAGCAAAAGAGGTTGGAGCTACGTTCCAACAGTTAGTTAAAAAAGGAGATGAATATAAATTCATTGGTTCTAATAAAGAGTTATCTGGTGTGGTATCTTTACTTGCTAATAGTATGGATGACGTTCAACAAGCAGCCGAATTTATATTCAAAACTTATCCTCAAGTAACTATGGTCAAGTATATTGGTCCTGCTGGAATGGATATAATAAGTAGAGGTTCTGTAGAAAGTACAAAATCTTCTAGCATAGTATTATCTAAAGTTCCCTATGATAGACATATCGCTGAGGCAAATCCAAGAACGCTGTATATATTTACAGACAATCTTGATAGAACATCTGGCGGTTCTGAATATGGTAACTCTTGGTATAAAGAAAAATACGGTAAAGGTGGGTTTGGTTCATACATTAATCCAACAACCGCAATATTAAGAGGACTACCTAACGCTGCTCCAATATCTACAATGAAATATTATAAATACGCCCATCCAGGCATGAATTTAAATGAAGCTAGATTTAATGATTCAGATTTTTAGGAGGTACAAGAAGTATTACAAGATGAAATCAAAGATATAATCGATTTGTGGAATTCTGGTAACTTTGATAGAGTAGTTATTCCTAACTATGATTTTCTAACAGATAGTTCTATATCTGAAATAACAGAAGAAAGAACTCCAGACTTATATAGATTAATGAAGGATACATTACAATATCTTAAACAATCTATAAATAATGATGGAACTACCAAATTATTGCAGTAGATTGAACAGAATAAAAATTCTGAAGAACAGAGTAATAAAAAATGTTAATATATGTTTTGCCCTAATATAAGTAATAAAGAAGTTGTTGAACAGTTTAATTAGATTGTTCAACAACTCGGGGGGCAACCCCTAAGTATAGAAGAGTTTAAATCTTCTGAATTAAGAGGCTAGAGAACTGGCACGAATTACGCAGCTATGGAGGCTGCGTATCGTATTTGGGATAGTAATGATGGTGAAATAACAGACGCTTAGTCTGCTATATAGGACTTTGTATCTCCTTAGAAAAGTACATCAGAAAAAATAGAAGAGATAAATAAGAGAGTACCAAATACAACAGCTCAGGAGCATTTGACATCTCAGAAAATATCTAACCTATTATCTGAACTATTCCCAGAGATATCTGTAGAGTATGTTGAATCGCTAGCTAACGGTAATATTGGTGAAATAGATTTACAATCTCTGAAAGTATTAGTAGACTATGTTAATGGCAGAAGAGATACTTTACCACACGAGTATGCTCATTACTATTATAATATGTTTAAAGACTCCGATATAATGAAAGAGGGGTTAAAACTATTTGGTTCTGAAGAAAAATTAGTTCAAGCTATTGGTGAACGTGTGGTTGAAATGGATGGTGAGCAACGTAAGTGGTATACCAAATTATTAGATTGGATTAAGTCATTCTTTAGTTCTGAATTGCGTAAGAGAGCGTTATTAGGAGCTATTACAGATGCGTTTTTAGAGAACCGTGACTTGGGTAATAAAACTAACGAGTTATTTGGTATTCGTAATCAACCGGCCAATATTACTGTATAGGAGGCATAGCTAGCTTTAAGTAAGATGGCTAATGGTTTAGTATTTGACTCAGCTTCGCACGTTTATCATTCTAGAGATACTAACATAGAACTAACATCTGTTTCAGAACGAAAGAAATAGTATGGATATAGTACGTATGACGATAGCTTAGAAGATATGGACCAAAAGAAATTATCTAATGACGCAAGAGCTAGAGGTACATTAATACATAGCATTTTTGAAGACGCGTTTACTGGTAATTTTAATGTAAATAGATACAGTGGTATATCTAGAGATGCAGCTATAAAAATTAATTTATTCGTTAACTAGCTACTAAATGATTACGATTTTGTAGCTTCTGAAGCAATGTTGTATGATGAATAGGTGGCTACCGCTGGTACTGCTGACTTAATAATGCGTGATAAGAAAACTGGAGAATACATTGTATTAGACTTTAAAACCAAATTGGTTAAGCATAATGGTAAAAATACTAAACAAAACGGTAAGAAATTTAGTGGTTTCTTATATGCTAATAGTAAAAAGTATTCCCCAAAATCCAGTGAGGAGAGCTACGATTTTCAGTTATCATTGTATCAAAAAATGATGCAAAAAATAGGTATCAATGTAACTAAGAGAGGTATTATACCGCTAGTTTATGAGACAAACGATGTTGATGGAATTATTAACATCGGTGCTAGTACTATATTTGGTTCTGCAGAAAATGAATAGGGTGAATTTGAAAACAAGCCTATAAATGACAAAAAGCACGGTATACAGTGGATTTAGCAAAGTTCTACGGTAAAGCGTGACATTAATGCTAAAATGTATCAAGACTACTCTGATTTTGCTACTCCAGAAGATGGTAAACGTTTTGTCAAAGCTATGGATGATGCGTTAGAGATACTTGCTAAAATACGCAATAAATTAGATGCACAAACACAAATTAATAGTTTGAGAGGACGTAGTGCCGCAGCTTATCGTAGTTCTGTGCAATTAAATAAGCTAAACAATATGGCTGAAATTGACGCCATGCTGTCTTATATACAATACTCGTCAGACCAATTAAAACGTATGGTTGATGTTCTTCAAGATTTATATAAACAAGGAGATCAAGCGAGTTGGTCTTTATCAAAATTACATCAATACTATCAAGTTGCTACTTCATACGATATTATATCAGAATTATTAAGTTTTGTTAATGCTAATGAAGACTTATTTAATAAGTCTGATATGTAGAAAATAGTAAAGAATTGCGCAATACTGCAGCAGCAAATAGCTGTAATTAAAGGTGCTTATACCAGTAAAGGTAGAGAATTATACCTTAATACAATATCTTCTGGAATAAGCGCTTATAGGGCTCGTATTTTAGAAAGAAAAGAAGATGAATATACTAAGAAATATCCTATGAAAGATGGGGAAACTGGTAAACAGTTTAGAGCTCGTAGAAAACAGTTTGTTGATGAATGGGCTGCAGCTAATGAAGAATACCTTAAAAAAGAAGAAAATAGGTGGTTAAAAGCTCAAACTGAAATAGCTGATTCTTGCTTTGAAGCTAACGCTGTAGGACAATATTTTTCTTCAGTATATGAATCTGCTGACCCTTTTGTACAGGCTATGGTTAGAGCTTATGATAACGGTATGCTTGAAGTCAACCATAAGTTTATATCTATGCGTTCTAAACTAGACAAACTACTAAAAGCCTATTATAAACAATATGGGTATGGTAACTTATCCGATATGCGTAAAGTATTTGACGATTTTGTAGATATTACTGAAGATGGTAAATGTTATTTGGTTAGTTCTATTTCGTCGGAATATAGAAACGCTTTAGATTTATTCATGTATGATCTAAATAATAAACAGACATTGACTGCCGATCAGAGGAGACAAGCAATACGTGAATGGCATAATGAAAATAATCCAATAGTAGACCAAGAAGCTTATTCAGAAGAATTTAAAACACAAGTTACAGCTTTTGCTCAGTAGTCCATAAAGAACCAAAAAGACCGAGAAAAATACATTAAAATCATATTCGATAATTTCGATAAAGGTGTTAAAACTAGTTGGCAAAAGTTAATGTATGCTAAAGTTAATCCATTACCTTCTGATATTGTAGACTTTTTAGTCAATTTAGACGTTACTTTGGATATTAAGTATCGAAAGCCTAACCCAAAGTATAACAACAGTAAGTATGAAAAAATGATGTCCTTAAGTAAGGATGATAGTAAACGTAAATTATGGGAATTACTTAGTGAAATAAGTAGTAATGAGGGCAACTCATATAACTTACCTACTGCATTAAGACTTAATGGTAGATTACCATCTGTAATAAAGAGTAAATACGAAGAGGCTGTAACTCATTCTGTATATTCGGCTGCTAAATTAGGTATATAGGATGCATTTACTATTATGGAAGATGAATAGGGTGTCGCTAGAGGAGTGTTTGTTAATGAAAATGGTAATAGAGTATATCAAGTACCAATGCCGTATACCGGTAAATATCTAACTGAAGAAAGGTAGTCATTTAATCTTCCTGATATATTTTTAAGGTATTATGATGCAGCTAACACATATAAAGTAAAACAATAGCTTGAAGAATTAGTAATATATACTCAATCTGTGCTATCATCAAGATCTACGTATACTGACAAGTAGTCTAATTCTAATACATAGCAAATGGCCAACGAAGTGCAATATCATACGAAGAATTTATTTGATGCGTGGGTTAAATAGGTATTTTATAGTGAACGTACTGCTGATATGGGTACAATAGGGTTACCTAATATGGAGCGTAAGATAGACGTTGGTTCTTTCTTAAAAGCTATAAGTAGATTTTCATCTACTAAGGTAATGAGTTTAAACATGGTATCTGCTATTAATAATATACTTACCGGAGATGTTCATAGTTTAGAAGAAGCTTTTGCCGGTAAATATATTGATTTAAAGACATTTGGTAAAGCTCATAAAATATTTATGAGTGAAATAAATACCATGATTGCAGATGCGTACAGAGTTACTCCTGAAAGTAAATTAAATAAGATATGTCAATGGCTTCATATATTTGATGGTACTGAAAATGTAACAATACGCGGAGTAATGTCTAACGGGTTAGGTGATTATGGGCACGCTTTATCTACATTGGGGGAACGCTGGATATAGGGTAAATTTGTGATAGCTTATCTACTTAAGATGGAAGCTAAAGATGCCAATGGTAATGTATTAGGTTCTATGTATGATTTTATAGACTTTGATGAAAACAATCAGCTAAAGATTACAGACAGTAGAGTAGCTAATTTTAATCCTAATATATAGAATTCTATATCTTTAAAAATGCGTGAAATATTAATGGGACTACATGGTAATTATGATGGTAAGAATGCAGCAGTCGCTGTAGAAAGTAACGCTATAGGTTGGTTCGGATTGTCCTTACGTAGATGGATATAGAATTTCATAGCAAGACGTGTTGGTAGAGAAACCTATAATGATACCTTAGAAACTAGAAATAATGGTATGTATAGAACATTTGGTAGATACATAGGGTTAGATTTATTCCCAAGATTAGCTTCTTATGTTGGAGTGTAGATTGAGGGAACTGAAAGAAATAAAGTTACATCAAGAAGATTTGGAGAATTAAAGGATTGGGAACGTGAAAATATTGTTAGAACTGTTACTGAATTAGCTGTAGCTACTTTAGCATTCTTAATATTTATGTGTATCGGTTCTGGTGACGATGATGACGATAGTGTTGTGGTTAATATGTTAAAATATTAGGCATATAGATTATATACAGATTTAACTTTTTTAAATCCAATTTCTTTTATTAAGATTTTCCGTGATCCATTTCCTGCAACAAGAGTTATATAGGATGTTCATAATGTATTACTGTAGTTTACTAATCCTACAGAAGTATATAACAATGATACTCATATGATTGATAATAAGTTATTGGACAAACTGGTTAATCTTATTCCTGGTTCTGGTTAGATTCATAGATTCCAAAATATTCAAAATGAAATGACATATTTTATAAAAGGTAGATAATAGAATTTCGCTAGCTCGGGTTCTTACTTCAAACATATAAAATAAGGGTATACAATTAAGTATACCCTTATTTATTATACACCATTTAGATTTAATTTTATTTCATGTTTTTCTATTTCCCATAATTTACCATGTGAGTAATTGTTATTTGTCCAATAGTCGTAACTATTTTGTGGAAAAGAAATCCAATCAACATGTTCTCTAAATGGTGCCGATACCTCCGAAAATTTGTTGTTTAATATCTTGGCTAGATCGTTTTTGAATTTCGGTGGTATCTGAAATGATAATATTTCATAAAGATTATTATCTATGTTTTCATAGTAATTCATATAACTATATGTGTTCTCTTTAAAGAATTCTTTAAATTTTTTTGGTGCACATGTTTTAAATAGAATTACTATTTTTTCTTCCCATTCTGGTTTATTTGTATCTCCTATGTATACTCCTTTCATTCTGGGATGGTAGAGTATTTCAAAGTCTTTCTTTGTTTCACATATCATAGGAAATAAGTAAAACATTATCAGATATCTTGTTTTAAAGTTCTTCGATTCCATCACCTTCATAATAATTGTGAGTATGATCCCAATTATTACTCTGATAATGATATGATAATTCTGATAATGCTGTGATAATTTTGTTTTTTTGAGATTCTAACTCTGTTTCATTAAACATGTTAAATACTCTTATTTCATTATTACTATTTGTTTGAATAGCAATAATATATGCTTCACAATCATAATCTGAAATATCAATTTCTTGATCTTTCATGTACCAACTAATTGCAAGCAAGTAATAAGTTATCTGTCTATAATAATCAAACTCTTCTACAGAATGTTTAAAATTATAGACATCACTAGTTGTTTTTAAGTCGATTAAAATAATCTTCTTATTTATATGATCAAATATGCATCTATCAAGTAAAGATTTACAAGGTGCAATCCAATCATCGATAGGTAATTCCCAATTAATATGAAACTCATTATGAGATTCTACTCTAGGAATATCTTCTAATAACTCTTTCGCTTTCTTATGATTATCAATATTATTCTTAATATTTTTAAGCATATTTAAATCAGCAAAAGATATTACTTTACGATTATCTTTTTTACTTTGTAATGCTTTAATATAATTAGCATAACGATTACATAGCTCTGTAGCTTCTTTTAAGACGATTTCAGAGCTTTTTGAATTACTGTATGCAGATTTGTATGCAGCAATCTTTTTATCGTCCTCTATGAGTTCTAATGAATTAGCATAAATCTCACAGAAATCTTTTTGTTGTTTTACTTTAGGTACTTCATAATCAAGAATTACATAATCATTCCAGAAATCCTCTGGTTGTAATATATATTCATGAATCATAGTACCCCTTTCGAGCTGAGGAAGTTTTAATCCTTCTTCCTTTCCATCTATCATATCTCGATAGAAACGTGGTCCTTTCTTCAAGAACCAACCAATAGCAGAATTTGATATTCTCGTATTGTCTTCATAATACGGTTTATCAATTATCATTCTTACTTAATTCTATAGTTACTATTTTAGGTCTTTCTCTTTCAAGATAACTGTCAGTTAGTATACTACAATTATATTGATTTAAATGACCATATGATATACCATCATGCCAATGCCCAAAGAAATGATGCTTATATTTACCAAAACAGTAATGTTCAAGCTTTTCATTATAATTAGGATTTTCATGAGTAATAAGTATATCACAGTTTTGTATCTTTTCATATGGGCATATATACTCATCGTATTCATTCTGAATATCTTCAAATGCCCATGTTTGCCAATGTATAGGAGCTATCCAAGGAGTTCCATAAAAAGTTATTCCTTTATATTCATATAACTCATCAACAAGAAATACTACTTTATCATTAGTTAAAGTTGATATCTTAGTCTTAAAATCTTGCCAACTCAAATCCTTTACAATATCATTAATAAGATTTTCTATATAAATATCATGATTTCCTGGAACTACAATTACCTTTTTACACGGTAATTTGTCTACCCAATTGACAAAAGTAATAGACCAGAATTTATCTGATTCTTCGTTACTTCTCTGAGCAAGTAGATTTACTATATCTCCTGCTATACATAACACATCGCATTCTGGTATATTAATTAAATGACCATGTATATCACTTATTGCGCATATTCTCATGGTATAAAGTTTTAGTTAGTTTATATATAATTATACTATAAAATAGTATCATTTCTTTAGTTTTTTTATTAACTCATCTACCTCCTTTTGATTATGGACTATATAGAAATCAACCTGTATATTGTTACTACATAAGTAATATCTAAATAGTTTCTCTCTTAAAGGCCAGGCTTCATTAGGATATCCTTTGCATTCAATAATAAAGTTATCTCCTACAAAGTCAGGTAAATAAGTCATTGCTCTATACTTTTTATTATCAAAAGTAAAAGCTGGAAGTAGCTCATATCGATGCATCTCGTAATCTGCCATAATATTTGCCTCTTTCAGCTTTTTATATGTATAAGTTTCAAGTTTACTACGAAATTTAATTCCATCATATTCATTTGGAGTTGCATTTCGTACTTTACTATTTAACTATTTTTTTCTTCTCATTAACCTTTATTTTTTTTGTACTATTAAATGTAATCCATTCATCCTTATTATATGCTTTTATAGTACTTTCTAATGTTACGTCTTTATTATTGTATAGACTAATTACTCCAAATTTGAGTAATTTCCAACACCTTATTATATTAGCCATATTACTAGTAGACCGTAACCAGTTTATTATATAGTCTAATAAGAAAGTAGGTATATTATATATTACTAATAACCAAACTAATGGAATAGATAATATAAAACCAACTTTTTTAATAAATTTCTTCATATAACCAATTTTTAATAGTTTCAAATCCATTAAGTTTAATTGCATCAGATATATCTTTTGCTTTAAACTTTTTATGAACTAACATTCCTTCTAAGCCTGTTTTAAGGCTCATTTTACGAAGATATTTAACTCCAGCTGTATCTCTATCAAATAAGATAATTATACGTTTAAAACGCTTCTTAAGCTGGTTTAGAGCCTTATCTGGGATAAATGTAGACTCTGATGATGGGCTTATTGCTGGAATACCCATCTCATATAAACACATGACGTCTTTCATACTCTTTGTAATAATGAGTATATCTCCAGTTTTAGGTAACTGTTTAAACCCCTGAATGTCGTTCTCAGTCAGGTTATTACGCCACTTTGTATATTTATCTGCTAAAGGCCTATATATCTTAAAATTATTATAAACCTTATAAGCATACATAGGATTGCTATCCTTGTAAATACCCTTTACAACTCCGTTACATAGATAATATTTTATACTACTTACTCCAAATCTCTTTAGAGTAGTGGTAGAAATATTAAACTGAGACCAGTAATTGATATCTGTTAGAGTAAAGTCTTGTCTTACAATACCAATTACTGTCTCGGTTGACGGTATATATTGCTTAGAGCTAACGAGTTTCATATCATTAGTAATTTTAAGTTTATTAACTATATCATTGAGTATATCTGAATAGTTAGTTAGTCCTGTGAATAGTGATACAAACTTAATTATATTACCACATTCTCCAGTACCATGGTCTTTAAACATTAACTGTTTAGTTTTTTTACTATAATAACATCCAAAAGAAGGTGTCTTATCCTTTCTTAATGGTGAATTATATATCATGCCTACTTTAAAATTACCAATGTACGCTGCATATATATCATACTCAGTTACTTTAGATAATATCCAATCTAAAGTAATACTCACATTATCTTTTATTTTTGTTGTATCGTAAACCATATGATATATTTTTAGCGATAGCTAAGGAATCGAACCTTAATTAACCATTACTATCATGAAAACGTGAGTGCATGCTATCCCTATTCTATGAATTTTGATGCCTCCGTCACACCTCACATTCGGCGTATTACCGTCGATTGCTTCTTATCTCACATAGCGGCATGCTACTCACGTATCGCTATACTATGCCTAGCGTAGGCGGCTTATAGGATTATCTACAAAATTAGAAAGGCAGATCATCACTAGGCTGATCACTTACAGTAGTAGTAAGAGGGTTAACCTCTTTAACTTCCTTATCTGCAACAATTGGCTTAGTAAATTGATCGATACCTGTAATTTCTCTAATCATGCTTTCATTCTTACCTTCTTCATAGAAACCCATAGGAATATTCATAGGTTCAATAGAAGCAAACTTAACATAACTAGGAAGTGTAGTATAACCCTTATCATTATAAACTATTTTTACTTTAAGTAAAATATCTTTATTAGCACTATTAAGCATTGTTACTACCCAGTTAGCAAATTCTTTATAAGAACTGCCACTGAACGCTAATACATTCTTAGGATAGAAACACTTAAGTATACGCATAATACGAGTTACCTGGTTAGTAGCTTTACTTTGATTCTGTTCTTCAGTATCACTTTCACGAACAGCTGGTTCCCATTCAGTATGAACAAGACTCTTACCATCTTTTTCAAAAGTAAATTCAATGAATTTCTTCCCTGTAGGAGACTCTGCAAACTTTGCGGATACAAACTTAACGTTGTCATGAATACCTGCTTCCAAGTACTTAGTATTATTACTATTATCTGACAACTTTACTTCATTTGCTAATTCTGTACTAAATATCATAATATCTTATTTTTAATTATTCAGGTAAATAAACTTTATTCCAATAAGTAGTGATGTTATTATTCTCATCACTCTCTGCTACTACTATATTCTTTCCTCTTAAATGAGGTGCTCTAGCTTCAATAACAGAATTATCTCCGCCTTCAAATGAGATATGTGTCTCATTCTTTTTTCTATATACATAGCCGACAGCATCTGCTTCACCACATATAATATTTGCTAACGCACCTACTAAATCAAGCGACATTTCTGCCATTTCTTCGCCATTCTTATTAATCAACTTATCTTTAGTATGACCAATAAGTATAAAGTTATCACATAATCCACGGAACATGTCAATAACTTTTCTTACAGCCTGTCTTATATATAAATAACCAGATCCATTAGGTAAAGTTCTTAAATCTGTACCTTCGTACTTCTTTCCCATTGGAGTAGCTTTATAAAGCTGTATAGCAAAGCTCATACACATCTCTTCTAGACGTGTAGCATTATCTATAGTAATATATTTATAAGGATATTTACCAGTTTCCTTTTTAATCTCTCTTATTGCATTAGCTATATCACCTAAATCTTTTACAGATCTAGCTTGAACAGCTAATGCCTCTAAGAACTCTGAACCACCTTCTAAATCAATAATTAGATTGTTATCCAGTGCTGCAACTAAAGTAGTTTTTCCAGCTTTTGGTTTACCAAATAAAATCAAAAATCTAGGATTTTCTACTTTAGCTTTTACTTTCTCTTTTGGTAATACAATCATAAAAGCTTTTATTTTTTTTGTATTCCTCTGATAAAGCTCTGATAATCTCTGATAATATGGAATAAGATATTTTAATCAAAACAAACCACGTTTCTTAATATTAATCGTGATATCGATAATAGTTTTCTTTGTCTTCGGTTTTAAATAGTTCAAAGAACCAAATGCAATAGGAATTACTTCATAACCAATCTGTACGAAGTTATCAAAGATTTTAACCGGAGTACCAAACTCATCTTTGAAGTCATAGTCAACATCAAACGGACAATGTTCCTTTGCATAAATATCAAGTGCATTAATAGCCTTGAAGAATTCTGTTTCTAAGTCGAAATTAATTACATTATCTCCCCAACACTTAAACGGACAATTAGCGCATTCCTTCGGCAACCATCCAATATTATGAGTCTTACTTAAACCTAAAGTAATAACATCACCTGCACCAGCATATTCGATGCCATAACTGCAAGAAGGATAATCACTCTTACTTTCTACAGTCATCCAAGGATAAGCGTTAATTACTCGGTCCATTAAAGACTCCTTATATGTTTTTGCACTCTTAGTATTTTTCGGTAATGTAAATGTATATGATTTCATAATTTTCAGCCTTTTTAATTGTTATTACTAAACGAAATCTTCCTTACTGGTTCATCTTCTCGTATAGTCTCAATTAAGTTATTGTATTTAAGGTCATTGTCAAACTCAAGTATAGAACATTCACCTGCATCTCTATTCTTTAGAATATGCAAATAAACTTTATCTCTTACTGGTAGACGATTTGGTCCATAACTCTGTATATTGAGTAGCTCTGGCCTATGAATACATATAACGTAATCTGATGCATGAAAAATAGTATCAGCGGAAGATATATCGCTACGCATTGGATAATGCATAGATGGATTATTAATTCTTTCAGGATTTTCGATATTACGATTCATCTGTGATAACTGTATTATTGTAGTATCTGGAAACTTTTTTACTCTAATAAACAGTTTCTGTAAATCGGAAATCACTTGTAGTGCACTTTCACGATTTTGACCTTCAACAAGTAAAGTATGATCAAGTATGATCACAAATTTTTTGCCTTTAGCTTTATTTTCGTAAAAGTAATCAATGGTAGATGCTATATCTGCAACAGTACCCGGTGTATCTACATAATATATCGGATATGATTTTATCTGTTGAGAAGTTTCTTCTACTTCTTTTAATAGTGTATTATCTAATACAATACTAGAACTATATAGCTGAGCAGTAGTTTGCCTTAACTTACTACTTAATTTTCTACCTACTTGTCTAGAACTTAACATTTCAAATGAAAAATTAAGTACTACTACATCCTGATTAGAATTTAAGTCTATTAAATCACTTTCAAGTGTATTTACAAATGAACTTTTACCACTACCAGATATACCTACAATGGTATATATAGTATTAGGTTCAATACCACCCATACAGGATTTATTGAACTTATTCCATCTAGTACGTAAAGAAACAATCTCATGATTCTTTCTCTTACGGATATATTCTACTGCTTCATTAGTAGCAGAGGATATATGTCTAAATGTTAGTACTTTAGTAGATATCTGCTCCATAATTATAATAATCTTGGTTAGGAGTTTCTACTTTCATTTGTTCCTCAATAGTTTCCCACTCATGTTGAGTGAGCCATTTCCACATAGTTTTCATATAACCTATTTTACCTGTACGCATTTTATCTTCTATTTCGTACTGTAAACATTTAAGTAAGTGTTCATGCATTGCTTTAGACTTACCTATAATGCGATTATATTCTTTTCTACATTTATTTATGTTAGCTCTGAGAAATCCCTTAGTTCCATCAGGTCTCATAACATAAACTGGAAATTGGTCATAAAACATATCAAACATAGCTTTATCTTCTTTAAGAAGTTTCTCTAGTTTCTCTGTTTTACTTATGACTTGGGTATCTCTATCATACTGGATAGAGATTAAACCTTGAGTCTCTAACTCTTGTATCTCTTCTTCATTAACTAGGCTGAGAAGTCTCTGAATGTCTTGATTGATTGTTTTGATATCATTCAATACAAGTGTTAGGAATACTAATTGATTAATAGATAAGGTTGGTATTCTATCTAAGATAGAAGTGTCTATTTCTAAAATCATAGTCTTATATATTATATAAGCTTATGGTTTATCTGAAATATATCTGATAAGCCTCTGTTAATCCCATAGGCTCAATTGTAACGGTTTTAAATCTCTGATTATCTTATAGGCTTCCATAATATAATACCTATAATTAATCTTTCTTTCTTCAATTGGTTTATCATCAAATTTATTTAGAAGAGTAACACCAGATGCAGTAAGCATATTCTGATACTGTCTTGCAGAAGCCTTATATTTACGTTCTCCTACGTATGGCTCAGTATATGTTATAATTTCACCTTCTTTATGACCAGTATCTTTCCATTTCCACAAGTATCCACCATTAGTAGATGCATAGAAACGATTAGTTCTCTGTTGCTCTTCGTTCATATATTCAACATGCCATTGTTTACCAGTTTTCTCAGACATTAGAAAATCTCTTATATCTGTACAATTCTTAATTGTATCTTCGACCGGTATTCCGTCTTTAAAGAAACTTATTACTGCTTTAGGTATAATCTTTGGAGTTAATCCTTTACCTAATTTTACAGCAGTAATAAACATTCCTTTTTCTTTTACTTTGTTATCTTCAGTAATAGCAAAATAATCATTAATAGCATATTGATACATTGCTTTAAAACGATCTTCTTCTAAAGTAAGTTTAGTAAGCTGTTCCCATTCTCTACAAATACTGTTTACTTTAGAATATGCATCTTTCTTTAGTAAGACGAATAAACCGTCAGTATTTGCTTGGACGATTCGACATCCAATTTGAGTTAATTTTTCAGCTAACATAAGTAATAGTAACTGTCCATTAATTCTAATCTGCATTACTGCAAATGGACTATAACAGAAATTATGTTCATTCTGTAAGTTACCTGATAAACCATTTAAAGCTAACTTTAAAGTTTCGTTCTTTACTTTATCACCATTGTGTTTAGCTTCAATTCGCTCATCTTTGATTTGCTTATATACTTCTAAAAATTCTTTACCTAAATGTTTAGGATAGAATTCATATTCTATAAGCATACTTGGATATAGTGAAGCTACATCTATATCTATGAGCATTTCATCATCTCTAGGAATAATAATCTCAGGACTATTTACAGAGTGAATACCTCCTACTCCTACAGAATAGCGTAAATTATTAAATACAAACTTATTCTCATATCCTTTTCTACCTGGAGATACTATCTGATTTTTCATATCATCTAATACTCTTTGCAGAATAGGACTATCGTATTTAATAAATGGTAATATTACATCTTTCAATGGTATTACACTCATTGGAGATCTTAAGTCTTTAATATCCTGCCAAGTTAAACCTGTCTTTTCTAGATATTTCTGAGTTAAAATCTTCATTCCAATGTTTACACCGTCTTTACTGAGTACTCTTACTCCATATTCATCTTCAATAGCGATTCGTAAATCAACGTCTTTCTTACATCTATTTAGTAATTCTGAAGTAGATTCAATATCATTGATATTATAATCTATCATAGAGTCAAAATCTTCTAAAGGAAGTGGTTTAGTCCAATCACATACAAATTCCTGTACATTAGGATATTGCATTGTTACTTGTATTTCCTTTAAACCTACTCTAAGTTTATTAGAATATAACATAGTAAGGATATCAAAAGTATCAAACCATATTTGATACTTCCAATGTTTCCATGCATCTATGTTATCTTCGCTTGAAGTAGTTATGGTCTTACTTAGATTAAATATAGAACTACATATAGTAGGTATATTATATTGCATTAATTTATCCTCATACTCAATTATATAATTAATTATAGGATTATCATAATGCAAATTATTATAGCCACAAAATATAACATTAGCTGGAATGTTAATATTTGTAGTATAATAATCTCCCCAAGTAATGTATTTATCTACTTGTTTAAAGAACTTAACTAATTCTCTTAGTTGATTTTTTCTTTCTGATATCTCAAACTTATAGATGTTGTTTGTTTCTGTATTTTTTACCGAACAATGAAAGATATTTTGAAATACCTCAATATCATATACGTAGACTATTTTTCCTCGTACAATCATATTATAAGTATTTAAAGTTAGATCCCATGGTTGGACTCGAACCAACGCAATCACACTACATAGTAGCGGCTCTACCACTGAGCTACATGAGAAACCAGTTTAAGTTATGGAAACAGAAATATTATGTTTTTATGCTGCTAATAACTTATTACGGCTATAATAAGTTATACTATTATCTCCTTCAATATCCTTTACAGTTACCCCTGTAAATGATGTATCTTTCTTATACTTCTTAGCTAATTTAGCAGCTTTATTCTTTGCTTCATCTCTAGTAGACGCTTCAAAGTTTCCAGTAGCAAAATCATATACTTTCATATCATTATCAGAGCATTTTCTCTGTATAGCATATTGAAAGTTTCTTTTGTTAGGCTTTTCTTTAACAGATAGTTCTGCGGCACTAGGAGCCATCTGTTTACCTTTTTTAGGAGTTAAAGGATTATTACGTACTGATTCATCAAATTTAGCTTGCATAGATTTCTTTGCAAGTTTATCAGCTTTTATTTTCTCTTTGATTTGTTCAGTTGTTAACGTAACTCCCTTAGGTTTAGTGAACATATTGTTCTTAACTATACGCGTAAAATGTTTCTTCTCTTTACGGGTATATCGTATTGTAGGATCATATCCTGCTTTCATAAGAATATTCTTGATTAATTCTTTTTTAGATTGTTTTATAGATTTGTTTTCATTCATAGCATCTTTTGCTACTTTAGTAGTGTATTCAGATTGTTTTTTATTTCCTGCCCACTTTACAAATCCTATTACTTTCCCATTCTCATCATATTTAATGACTCCAGATGGTCCCGGTTTCTTGCTTACCGTCATTATTTGATAAGCCTTATAGCTTCTACGAAACTTATTCTTATTACTTTTATGATTCTTTATACCGGTTCTCTTATTTTTCTTTGCTAATATCTTTTTCATAATTTTGATAATTAAGTTATTTACTTGAAAATCCTTTTATTATGGTAGGATTTTCTTCTACCGTTTCACAATAAAATATGGTAGTAGTATTAGTACCTACACCTATACTACTTAATTCTCTTTCAGGATGTTTACTAGCCCAGTTTATAAGAATATTAACTCTATTCTCATAAGCTGAACTAGACTCCCAAAATTTCTTTCTTACATAAATTGCTTTTCTAATTTCTTTCATATTTATGCAGCTAATGATAAAGCAGGAGCTTCAATATCGAGTTCTGCTTTCTCATTAAAATCCGTAATATCTTTATTGATTTTGTTAATTTCTAATTGTAATTTATTTTTTAGACCTGCAATGTAAGCTGAAGTAAGCTCTTCAGTTTTATCTAGGTTCTTCTTTCCTTTAGAACGTTTAAGCTTCGGATCAAGAGTCTTAATCTTACTTAAGTGAAACAACTGTTCAGTCTTTTCATATAAAGTAAAGATATTAAGATAGTTGTTATCTTTAGATAATTCGGTAAACTTCTTATAACCCATATTAATACACTGCATATACAGTTTTAATAATGTACGTTCTTCAGATAGAGTTTCAATCTTCTGAAGTAACTCTTTTAAGTCATAATTACGTTTAGCTTTCTTCGGAATAACATTTTCTTCTTTAATCTTATTCCAATAGAAAGTAATTTCATTAGAAATTTCCTTAATACGACCGATTTTACCTTTATTCTTATCTCCGAGTAAATATATTGATGTAATTGATTTCATATTGATTAATGTTTTTAAATGTTAAATACTCGACCAAACTACATCTACCAGTAGTAGTCCCTATGGGATTCAAACCCATAACCTACACATTAGAAGTGTGTTGCTCTATTCAGTTGAGCTAAGGAACTGTGTAGTAACAACTGCCCAATTCAGCAGTAATTACTATAAATAGTACCCAGTTCAGTACTATGAAATATGTTGTTTTAAGATAATATCCAAGTCAATATTTTCTAAATTTTCTCAACTGGCCGAGTACTATAGGAATAACCCGTCCACCAGTTTTAATTCCAACTATTCCATTAAGCCCTTCAAGATTAATGTCTTCAACGTTGGTTATACCATTTTCTCTTGCATATTTTTTGATATTCTCTTGATTAATCCATTTAGAATGTAGTTCCCCATCTGAACAATTCCGCATACAATCAAACAAAATATCAACTATACAATCGAAATCTTTACGTTTCTTTGCCTCATCAATTATACTTTTAGTAATCTCGTCAAAGGCATATTCATTTCGAGTCGAATTTGACCCAGTAATTGCATCTGCTATACTAATAGAAGCATCTATAATACTTACCGATTCATAAGTATTAAATAATCTTTGCCACCATAATGGCCCACTTCCGTAAAATAGAAAGACCCGTCCATCTTCTCTAATACTTACTTTTTTAGGTGTTTCGGTACGTCCTCCATTCCAAATCTGAATTTTAGACAATATGGCTGGCTCAGAACATATTAGAATTCGCAGAAGTTCTACACGCAATGAAGAAAGTCTGCCGTTCATAAGCTTCTACTATTTTTCTTCAGTAATCGTAGCAGTTACGTGAATTTCAGTTTCCTGATTATCTAAACCGCACTGCCGTAAATACTCAACCTGCATACGCTGATTCATATCCATATAACTACGGACAGTTTCAGCTAACTGCATACACTTACGTGTCATCTCTTCATAGAAGTTCAACACACTCTGGTTGGATAACTTAGTTAAGTCATTCAACATAGGAAGTTCTTCAGCTGTAAAGAACATAGGCTTAGAGCCTGGTTTACTCAACCGTTCAATACATTCAATTACATTCTGCCGGGTTGCTTTAGTAAATTCAGGATCAGCAAGCTCAAAAACTAATGATGGATCATTCTTCTTTTCATTCAAGATGATTTTCGGACGTCCATCAACATCCTTCTCAAGTAAACTAACTGACTCAACATCAATAGCCTTGAGAATATAAGCTTTTACTTCCTGACGGAAAGTATTCTTACCTGTAGCTACATCTTCTTTCCACTTAAGGTCAGGAGTCTGTGCTACGATTGTAAATATCTGCTGTCCAAAGAAAGGCCCAAACTTCTGGGCTGTTTGCCGATAGCGAGCTAAAATTTGAGCTGCTAAACCCGGAGTGTTAGCTCCATTAATATTATTTTCCATAAAAATGTTCCTTTTTGAGTCCGTACTTGATATACCAATACGAACATAGTTATACAAAAAATTGATAAAATCTCTCCACCGTTCGATTATTTAATAGCTATTCAAAATTGGAATAGGTGAACTCAATCACATAATCTACTAAGCATAAAAATAATAAATTGAAAATTTATGAGAAATACTCTGTGAGTTACTTCTGATAATTTCTGATATTTTTTTGTTTTAACGTCCCGTTTCGACGGTTAAGATTCAATTCCTTCGATGCTTAACGCACCCCTCACCGTAAGCGTATAACGCGATTAGATGCGATATAAGCCACTTTATCATCAGTTCCTTAGAACCTACTGAGTATGTCCGGTATTATCGAAATTCGTCAGAATTACGGTTGTTTAATCTAACATTACTAAAATCATAGACTCATTGCTTATAGCATGACCCATCTATACCATTTCCAGGATTTGTTTGTTTATACTGCACGAACATTAGGATTTCCACCTATCATCGTCTCCTTGTTTGCTTATGGAATACTTTCATCATAAGTGTACTATTGTCCTTACAGAGACAGTGTAAGAAACAACACAGGTAACTAACGATTCAGCGTTCTCTCACATACAATGTTGCGCATTGTACTTTACGAGTGTCTTAACAGTCAGCAATGTCGGTTGGCAGTCGGGGTGGTGATCTGTCTACTCACACTACTCTTACGAGCGGTAGTCTCAGCGTTTACAGTTCCATTGGACTTCCCAATTAATTAAAAAGTTAAACAATTAGAGTTCATTTTGTCATAGCTGACTCTACTCAGCGTAAGTAAAATTGATTCATTAAGTATATCATCATATACTATAATTATTACTAAACTGGTTTTAGGATTCTAACCCTAAAGCATCTTTAATAACTCTATTTACTTCCTTAATCCATAACGATGTTTATTATCCAAAATTCTGGTATGAACTAGTATAATAAACCAAAGGCATTTACATATCTTGAAATGCTTAAGCTCTGCCGTTTTTTACAAGGAGTTTCCTCTGCATCTCCTAATCTTATTTATTATCACGTAATAACACTTGCTAAAGGTGTCCGCTTCTAAGTTCAGGGTTATAGCGCCCTCATACTCGCATTTTAGACTATTATATTTTAGTCTCGTCATTTCTCATACATTATACTCATCTACACGACAAAACTCATGAGTCACCTTAGACTTGAAAGACGGTATCAATCTCATATACCTCATCCCTTATACGTAAGTTCTTTTACAGCACACTATTTACGATAATGTACAGGATTGGCTCCTGCTCCACGATAATCAGTCAAGCTTTAATGTTTGCACGTTTAATTCTTGGATCATTGCGTTTCCAGCTTTCATATCCTTACTTTGTATAAGTATGTACCATAACACGGTTATCCTTACATTAGTATTAGTAGTTTACTCCCTTCATAAGTATAAGTTCCAATATCCACAATTGCATATTGCATCACAGCTGATGTATACTGAACACTAGAGTTAGCCTGTTTCCCTTTCTGGACGCACAGTAGCGCTTTTGTTAACCGATTTTGGAGACCGGTAATGCGTTATCTGCAATCTCTTTTTTTCCATGAGTTGGCTGCTTCTTAAGGTGAAACTAACCTTTGCCTCTCGGCTTTACTTATTCTTTCCAAAGGAATAAGTCAGGAACCGTATTGTCCCTGTTTCGTCATCGTGTTTATATCCCTTTTTGATTCTGCTTTTGATAAACTAATACGGATATAGGGATTTCGTTCCCTTTGCACTGTTTAGTACTCAGTGTGTCTTCTCTTTAGTACTGCGTCTTTAGAAGTCTCCAAACGGTTCTCACTTCCTAATGAGGATTGTACACGCTCATCCCCTCTTATGTAGTTTTCAATTACATAAGCTAACACCCTACCTTTTGAGTAATCTCACAGTTTTAGCTGCTAACATATTCTCGGGTCATGTAACTTTTCGGGCCATGGAGAAATGATTCCAAGCTCCCTGACAGGTGCGACCAGTATTATTGTATACTTTACCGCATGACTTCCTCGGAGTGATTTACGCTACAGTTTTACTCCTCTCGAACTGTGATATAATTAAAGTATTTATTATACGGTTATTATCACTAACTTTTTACCGTAGGGCTGTTATCTTTAGCCTTTATTTCTTGTTTTGGTGTATTGATGCTTATTATTTCACCAGTGGTAAGATTAATAGAAGCTACTACTTTCTTACCTAGACATATGTCGACAAACTTATTTTTTACATCACTACTACTGATGTAGTCTATTGGCTCCATTTTTGAAGCATCAAAACCATCTAAACATTTACAAGCATTACTTACAGACGAACGTAAGTACTGTTCTACATATAAACAATTAGTTATACTACTGTTAGCTTGGTCTCTAATAAAAGTAGACTGATTACCTTCTACTATAAAGTATTCAGTTTGAGCTTGAATAGAATTCAATTTAGCTCTTGCTTCTCTTGAGTCCTTAATAATACGTGATAAACGTATCATTTGTTGAAGTATAATTTTATTGTTCATATTTATCTACTATTGTTAATGGAGTTGTCGGTGATTCGTCATCAGATACCTTACTTATAGCTTTTACTTTCGGATATCCTGTTGAATTCGTCTTCTCTATTACTTTAGTTTTCCACTTAACTACTGGCTTTGGTTCGCCAGTAGTTTTTACATTCACTTTTGCGTCTGTTGTTCCTTTCACGGATACTTCTAATGTAGATAAGTCTACCTCGACATCTATCTCATCTACAGACTTTTTCTCCTCTTTTATTACTTTAGGGAAGTTAGGTAACTCCACTATAGAGGGCATAACAGGCTGTGCCTGTATAACTTCTGTAGTTGCGAACATTTGCCTACCAATGAATACACTGACAACAAACATTCCAACTACAGTTAACATTCTATTATTCATTTGATATGATATTTATTAGAATGGCTATTCTTCTAGGATATGAATTTTCAAAAGAAACTTTTTAAACCAGTTTAGTTTTTTTTTTCAGTTCCTTCAGATTGTTCTTCCTTCTTTGGGTATTCGTCTTCCTTTGGAGCTATTAAATCTCCTTGACAATACTCTGCAAGACGATCAGCCGGGTCTCGATACAAATTAATAATCTGACCTACAACCATACGCATCTTATCAAGCGTAGGAGTCTCCTTCTGTTTGTCAAAGTAATTGGTACGAATACTCCCTAGAACTTTACGGGCAACTTCACGTGCAGCTTCAAGTTCAGTCTTCTTACTGTCTTCTACACCATCAGTAGTAATAGTATAGTCAGCAAATAACTTATCAATGTAGTCATTGCCCAGTAAGCCAGTAATAGCATTAATTGCTTTATCTTCTTCCGGCTTTGCTTCAGGATCATCCTTCAGTTTATAGCGGAAGTTTTCTCCAATTAAAGCACGTAATGCTTCTGCTACTTGTTCTTCACTCCAACCGGCTTTAGACATGTGCGTATGCATGATAGAGTGAGCCATACACGGTGAACCTGTCTGTGAAGTATATAAGTATACAGCGCGACCTAAACCACGCAAGATAGCTGTAGGCTGGATAATGGAGAATATCTCATTGATCCAATCTGTAACTGTCTTCTCGTCTAATGCAAGCTTCTTATCTGCATCAGTTTCTTTCAGGCCACGATATACACGATACCATTCTACAGTGTTAACTATATTTTCTGCCACATTTTTCTCTTTAGAGATGAGGTAATTAAGGGCAGTTTTCAATTCCTCATCATTAGCAATCTTGTTAGGATCAAGCTCTGGAATTTCTACTTTTGGCTTGCTGTTTGCAAGTTCTGTAGGTACTTCACTTTCTGAGAAGTTAATAGACATTTGTCCATCGTTCCCAGGCAGAGCTTTAGCAGGAGCTAGTTTAATACCTAGCATTTCTGCCATACTTTGCAGCGGTAATACTTGGTCTGCAGCTATCTGTAACTGCAATTCGCCACGTTCACTACGGTCGAACAAGTCTTGACGTACATCGACAAGAGCTAACAAAGTAACTACATCAATGCTACGATTGATGTCTGCATATAACTCAGGATATTGCTTCTTGAGTTCTTCATTGTTAGCATAACGCTGTTGCATTACAAATGCTAACATAGCCTTACCATCAACAGATGATTCTCTTGAACCAATAGGTATACCGGCCGTAGGAATTCCTGTGATAAGGTTTGCAGCACGTTCAACAGCTTTCTTTTCAGGGCTGTTCTTACCTGTTGCATCTTCAGGAATGATTGTAGGAATTTTCTCTTCCTTCTTCTTAGGCTTATCCGGACTTTTAGGGGCATCCTTCTTCGCCTGAACCTTAGTTTCCTTAGCTGTAGTAGGAGCTTTCTTTGCATCCTCTACTTTAGCATCTTTCGGCTTGTTATCTACCTGAGGATTAGTTTTCTCTTTCTTGTTCTCAGTGTTGTTTACTTTAGCTTCAGCTTTTGCTGCTGCTTTTGCTGCTTTCAAGGCTGCCTTTCTTTCAGCCTTACTCATTTCTTTTGCCATTTTGATAATGTTTAAAGTGTTAAAATAAAAGTTATTATTAAGTACAATTAAAAAGATAGATTAGTTTAAGAGTTAACTATCATCCTCTATTTCTGGTGAGTCACGTCCATTAGTAAAAGTATTATTTTTAGTTAGTGCATCGAATAATTCTTCATCTTTAACAATGTAACCTGCAACCCCAGTAAGGCGAACGGTAGTACCTTCTGTCACTGTAGCTACTAAGCTTTGCATGCATGTTAAAGCATCATCATTACTCATGGTGCTAACTAAACTAGTAAGAGAAGTAGTTTTATCATTATCTGACTTAACTACTTCCTTACTCAAAAT